TAGATATTACGTCTCTGATTCATTTGATTATAGGTTTCTTGATGGCACCACTTGGGATTTGGATTGTTTTGGCTTTTTCACTGGGAGGTGAGCGATCTGATGGCACAAATTCAGATCAAGGGGCTGATCCTCTAGATGCAGCATTCTCACTTTTAGGATTTTACCTTTTTGGATTGCTATGAATCAAGTCAAACATCTGCCCGCTGATAAACAACAGGAGAAGCAAATGGGCAATGGTAGCGTTACTTGGAAGTGGGTTTCTGCCCTTCTTATGGCAGTAGTCTTATCTATTGGTGGTTATCTTTATGCTGCAATGGATAAGAAAGTCACTGCGATTGGCGAGCAACTTGCCGATGTTAAAACACAATTAGCTGAAATCAAAACGGAACTTAGGCTAAAAAGATGAAGTCAACTCGTCTGATTTGCAAAGTAATCTTTGAGCCTGTTGTTGTAGGGCAAGTGGTGTTGATATTTCTATTGTGGTGGCTTGTTTCTTGCTCGAATGGGGAGTCGGCCTTGAAGGTCGGCGAGGTCAGCCGAAAAGTGGAAATCTCTTGGAGTCCGAACATGGAGAGCGACATTCTCGGTTATTATATCATGCTCAAGAGGGCATCGGAACCAGCTTGGTCAGTATCTCCGTTCATTTTCCACCCGGATACCATGTATACTTTCAACAATCTGTGGGATTATCCCATGCAAGAGATATTCTTCACAGTCATAGCAAGAGACAAAGAGAACCTTGAGTCTATTCCATCGGACACGGTCTCGGTGTTCACAGATACGACAGTAGTTGTAAGTCGTCCTCCTACGAAGGTTAGGGGAATTAAGGTCAGGACAATAACGGAAGTAGGTGTGCAATGAGGACCGGAACTGCTACAAAGTTTAATCCTGGCTATTGTACCGACAATGAACTTGAAAGAGTTGAAGGCTGTTATGAAAACTTTGCTAACTTCATTCTTGAGCATGGTGGTTGGAATGGAAAAATTGTTGACATTGGCAAGGACAATCCTAAGAGACGCTTCCTCGAAAAATATTTAGAGGTAGAGATTGAAACTGTTGACTATTCAGATTTCAATTTTGATGTAATCAATTTCGAAGCTGATTGCATTTTATGCTTCGAGGTAATTGAGCATCTTCAAAATCCGCTTTGGTTTATGAAACAGTTGGCTCAGAACATGAAAAGTGATACGATTCTGTATTTATCAACTCCGAATAGGCCACAGGTTATGAGATGGAATCCACGACATTTTAGGGAGTATAAACCACAGGAGTTAATAGATTGGTTATTGAACCCTGCCAGCCTTCGAGTGGAAAACATGGCAAAGATTGAGGCTTTAAAAATCAAGTGGGTTAGTTTTTTAACTGGTATTCGTCCTTTGATACGTATCATTCCGCAATTCCTATGGGGTGGTAAGACTCAAATTTATAAAATTGTGAAGGACATAGATACCTTTTTGGAGTAAGATAAATGTTAGAAATTGGGATTCCTTTAGCAATTTTATTTCTGGCTATGCTTGTAGTGCGCAAGATTGCAAGAGAGCAGAAAATGGGTGATGAGAACAAACCTCAATGAACATTTCTAATACCGGCAAAATAATGATTGTCAACTTGGAAGGATTGCGCTACGATGCTTATGATGACGCAACCGGCCAGCCCATAACCAACACGACGAAGTTAGTTGGCCGTCCTACTATCGGTGTGGGCCATCTCGTAACTAAAAAAGAATATGAAAGTGGTGTGATTCGGATTTATGAAGGAGCGAATTTCGAAGATGTGCATTGGCGGGATGGCTTGACAGATAAACAGATCATGAAATTACTTGCGATGGATTTGAAACAAGCGGAGTTAATAATCGAGAATCACGTTAAAGTCGCATTAACACAATCTCAACATGACAGTCTCATCTCGTTCATATTCAATATTGGTCCCGGAAAGAAGGGAAGCAAAGACGGATTCGTTACTTTAAAGAACGGACAACCTTCAACGATACTGATAAAATTAAACGCTGGCGATTATGAAGGTGCACGGGATGAAATGGAAAAATGGGTAAAGGCTGATGGGAAAATCAATGAGGGTTTGGTCAATCGCCGGAACAAGGAAATAGAAATGTGGGACAAAGGAGTTTGGAGTTAAGATTAAAAGATTGAAATTTGAGGAAAAAATGAATAGATTACTTATAATTGCCGCAAAGTTCATTGTTCAAAAAGTTATGCCTAATGTGATTAAAGTTGGATTAGACAAGTTGGATGGTAAAAAGTTTGATGGTTCAAAAAGGTTATTTGGTGCGGTTGGTATTGGTCTCGGAATTGGTATGTATGCAGTTCCAGAAATTTGGCCTATGTTCAAACCGGTTCAACCATTTGCTCTTGACATGACAATACTCGGAGGGAGTACATTGATTGTGGGAACTGCCCACTGGCTTACTAAACTTGAAAAACAAATAACAAAGGAGCAATGATATGCCTATCACGAAAGAAGCTTTTCAGGAATTACTCGAAGCTGTGGATGCAGCCATCACCATTGTCAATCCACTATTGGATGGTTTTCAATTGACCCAAGATTTAGCTGGACTATTTACTGGTTTAACAAAGATTCCAAATGCCTACCAGGGTATCGGTGAAGTTGATGATGCACTTGATGCGATTACGCCAGAGCAATATGCACAAGTTGACCAATTGGTTGATTCCCGCATCACAACTATTGTTAAGGATGCTGCGTATCAGAAATGGCGTCCGAAGATCGTTAATGCAACATTGGCAATCGCAGCGGTAATTGTCGGTGTCGCCTCTGGCGCATTGACACGAGCAAAAAAATAATCTTCTGTTTCATCATTTTAATCCTCCTTGGTTGAAGTCGGGATGCTTAATCGTGTCCCGACTTTTTTTGTATTTTCACACTTCATTCAAATACCGGAATAAACTTTGATAAGCATTTAATTCTGCTTCAAGAGCACTCATGCCAGCAATTGCATTTCGATACTGTGCTTCTGCCAAATCTTTTTTCAATGCCCACTCCCAGCATATTCCTTGGGCTACTTTTGGTCTCACCGTTGCTGGCATATTTTTTAGTATCTGCCCTTCAAATTCAATTCCAGAATCGGAACCAAGTTTTATGATAGCTTTTGCAAGCTCGCGGTCGTAATCAGCTAAAGCTTCGGCCTTGGCTTTTCCGCGCTCGGCTAATTCCTTGCGGCCTATTGCAAGAGCGTTAATCCGCCGTTCTATTTCTTCTGCAACTTTGATTATTTCCATTGTTATGCTTCTCTATTGCACGCTTTGTTAGGCGTGATTTTATGCTGGCAATGCGTCCCCATAACGTAAGACCTTCATCAGCTTCACATCCATCAAGGATTGCTTCGGCATATTCAATTTCTGCGAGTAATTCTTCGCGGGTGAATTCATTACGATTTCTACGAGACATGATTTTCTCCTAAACGCCTAACGGTTTGCTTTACCTGCGCTTTGTGGTAGGCAACGTATGTTTGTTTTAAATGCCCAGACTCTTTTTGCGTCTCATTTTATTTTTGCATTCAGGTGAATAATATTTTGAATTCCAAGACCATTTTATCAAACGCTTCTTGCATCCACATACACAGAATGCAATTTTGTTGATTGGGATTAGCATACCAGTAACATCACATGATTTGCCAAGTAAGAAACGCTCCCATTCTGTTTGTGTCGGATTGAGATCGCGCGATACCATTACTCGTAGATTTGATGCTGTGATCCCCATCCATTCTGCTATTTCGCCATAAGTCATTTCGTGATCCTTTTTGTAGGCTAAAATAGCTGGTAGGTAATACGTACCGTCCAGACGGTTCTTTTTAGGTCTCATGTAGTTTGTAGCGTTTATAGCGTATGTCTTTCTAATATACAACAGAAGATAACCTGATTTGCAGATAATTCACAGAAATAATCCTTGCTTTTTGGTTATTGATTTACAACTTTCAATATCTTTTCATGTCGGTCAAGTCTTTGGTTTGCCAATCGAAACATATCGGCATAAGTCATAGAGCGCTCAATCAGCTCCCCATCAACCAAATCGCAACGGTCATTACTTTCCTCATGTTCTTCAGAAAGCAACTGATTATAGTAATCAAGATTTTCGTCCTTCCATGTTCCCATTTTTTATTATTTCTTGACTATTCCCTTGAATGCTGATTCAAAACTCAATAATTCATCTACAAATTTATCTATGCCATCTTTCAAATTTGCAATAAATTTTTCGTCTCGTTCTACCCTATAAATGAATATATCCCGATAACGATTGCGAGGATCGTAACTTACAAAATCACTCCACTGTCTGCCAGTCACCCACAGCTCGCCTTGAATCTGTTTCATGTGCTCCGTTGGAACCACGCCGTCAATAATATACTTCACATGAGTATGGCTCGCTGGGCATTTAATTTGCACCAAACCATCTTCACCTACAAGACTATCAGGCGATGCGCCAATGTTTTCATCCAGGGCCACAAACCCAACTTGACTTACTTCCTGGCCTGTTTCTAATTCATAGGCCAAACGTGCTCGCCATTCCCATTCATTCCCCCATTGAATATATTTTGAGGTATAACCGTTTTCGTCAATTTCACCAGTCAATCGTTCGGCGAGTAACTTGCACATATAGGCCATCCTCGTTTTACCTTCACCTTTAGCCAAGGCATCAGCAAAACAAGACGCAGTAACTTTCCCACGCCGAGCTTCATGCCATTCGGCAGTACCTTGAACGCACTCAATGATCTTCACTTTACGATCACTTTCTTTTGTTGATATCTGATAATTCGATTCTTGCATTGCTGAAAATCGCTCTCCTTCAAATCGGCAAGAGTTTCAATAGAATAAAACTGGCAAGTCTTTGTATAAAGTACTTCATCATTTGATCCGATTAACTTTTCGAGTTCCATTTTCTGATCATCTGAAATAGTTGTTTCATCACCTTTTTCGTTTCCACCGCGATTTCCGTCATCATCTTCACCAGCCGCCACCAAACCAAGCGCCATAAACAAACTGATTCGGCGCCCGTAACTAACTGATGAATTGACTTTTTGAATACTGTTCATTCTTTGAGTACCAGGATCAACCGGGGCCATAAAAGTAGCCGTGCGAGAATGTCCAAGAATATGTTTCACAGTACAAATAATCTTGACCTTATTATCTTCTGTGAATTCCCCATCAAAAGAATATGATAATTCGGATTCGGCTAATGGTTTTTGAATCAGTGGAATTACATCTTCGAGTGCAGCATACTTGAAATAAACTTTGCCACTTGTTGCATCTTTAGCTTCTGTCTTTTTTCCAATCACCGGGCAAGAAGATTGAAATTTTGACATTGCTTCGTTAAAAGAACGTTCAGCAATCTGTTTATCATAACGTTCTTTCAAGGCAACTAAACGCTCAAGCGTTTCTACGTTAGAACCCTTTTCAACAGCAGCCATAAGAATCGTTTCAATCGAAGGGCTTTGAACTACAATCGATCTATTCGGATCTGTTTTAGTAAATAATTCTTGAGTGTTTTCCATAACGAATTCTCCTAAAGGGTTTTATATTTCTTGTGCAATTAAAATATCAAGTAATTTACAAAGATTTTCTAACCAAACCGCCAAACGTTCAATTTGGTTGGGACATCGAAAATGGTTCAGACATGCCAGCTTTCATAACTATCAAAAAAGATGGACAACTATTGCAATAAACCTTGTTCATGTCGCTCTTTCACAAGAGGACAGTCAGTATATTTAACCATTTCTTCGTGCTCGGCCAGACACTTTATGCAAATTTCATCCTCTTTGATTCCTGGTAAATGTTTGTGCAACAACTCTAAATACCGGGCATCTTCTGGTAATTTTATATTTGGATCGTCTATGAAGCAAGCCATAACAAAGAAACCTAACTTTTGCTGCACTGGATGCAAAAGCTGTGATTTTTAAAGATTGTCCAATGCATAATCCATAGTTCAGTTAATTATCGTTGCTCCTGACGCATTAAATCTTTTGCACCAGTGAGCATTGCGTTAGCCGACCTTTGGCTTTCTTTCCATTCTTTGTATGCTGTTCTTTTTTGTTTCGCCACGGCTGTCAGTTCCCTGCGTTTTGCATTTATTTCCCGTCGCAGATTCCACTCTCTCGTATAGAGCCTCTCGTACTGGAGTCGCAGGTCGGCTAACAAGTCACCAGCTTTCTTGGTAGCTTTTGTGTTTGGTTCTACGCTGCTTTCAGAGATGTAGTGACGCGCAGCATCATGCATGTTGCGGTAGTCCTCAAAGAACGAAATCAGGCGGTTGGTATCTCCCCCGAGCGCGCGGAATTTCTTGTCGTAGTAGGTTTCCACGACGATGCAGCCATCCCGCCAAGACAGGAAATCTTCGCCATGATTTTCGAGAAATCGGACGAGCGCATCTAACAAGCCTGATGCAGCTAACGGCTCTCCCTCTCTGACTTCGTCGGGAGTCGTTGGTAATTGGTCATTCATTTTGGTCACTGTGTTTTCTCCTGGAGAGCGGCTTTTGAACGAATTGCCTTGACAGTTGCTATTATTTGGGCCGCAGCGTGATTTGTGAGACCGTCACCGTCGCCGCAGTGGTGATAAGCCGTGCCATAATGAGCATCGAAAAGAATATCAAGAAGGTTTTCTAATTTCTGTACGTAAGCTTCTGAATTGTTCGTATTCAGTGACTGGATTGTTTTCATTTGAATTTCCTTTTTAAAGCGTTTCAAATGCATTTCTTTTTTGTTTACCATGGAGAGCCGTAGCTGATCCGGGTCGTTAGCACTCACTTTGTGCTCACCTTGATTCCGAGCTTTCAAGCAACTCATCGGCTCCGATGTCGGTATAAACCGCGTCGCTACTGTGGCCCATGTCGTCCTTCTCTCCAGTAATGACCATTACCGCTTTATGAATGTCTTTCTGTTTCTCGTTGTTGGCCTGCGCTAACGTAAGCAGCCTAATCAGTTGTAAGTACTCTGTTTTAGTTACTTTGGTTTTGTCTGTGTATTTCATCTTTCTTCTCCGTGCTAACCAGCGATTCAAGCCGACGCGGTGTGACAGCGGCGGCAGTAGTTAAGCGGACATTACCATGTTAACCGCACCATGCTTGGATTATCCGCCTTGAATCTTTCAGCAGGCATCTTGTTTGTTTTGATTGTTATATATAACCATCCGCTATTTTCTTCTACGTTTTCAACCAACGCAGGTGCAACTCTATCATCGGGGTGCCGCCTAACTGGCGTCTGCTTCATCTTTTTCTCCTGTTGGTTCATAAGTTAGATAGAATATATCGCATTTTACAGGGTAGAGTTCGCCCTTCACACCACGAATGATCCAGTCACCCCACGAAACTAAGTGCTGACCTTCGAGCGTACCAATCGACAGCGTACCGTCTCCTGTTCCTTCTTCTGTCGGGTACAACGAGCCAGGTGTTTCACGATCCAGTTGCCACGCCTGATGCATCCAGTTCGGCCAATCTACGTTGTTGGCGCGGCGCTCTTCGGTCATTTGGAATGCCTCGATCACTACTGGCTTTTTGCGAAATTTCATGTTCATTTTTTCTCCCTTGTTCTCCTCAGAACTCATGGTTAATAAATTCTGAAAACATTTTTTCAACTACTTCCATCGCGCGTTCTTCACCGTAGTATTCGGTCAATTTTCCAATTGTGAAATTCTCCAACTCCCGCAAGGTATCGAAAAGAATCTGTTTGGTTTCTTCGGTAGCTTCATTGCGTGTGCTATCAAAATCAGCGGTTTGAATTTCTCTACGGGTATACCCTATGTCAGGCACAGTAATTTCTCCTGTTTTTTAAGGCGCGGCTCGATTGCTTAGGCCTCTTTATCGTGAATAGCAAGTTCACCCTGACATACAACTTTCGGACTCTTAGTCTGCGGAATAAAATTAAATTTCATTGGACTCTATTTCTTCTAAGGCTTTGAGGGCTGCATAAAGTTTATGAGCAGATTCTTTTGAAATTGTAAAACTTATTTCCCACTCGTTAAGAATTTGATTTGCTGCCTTAATTAACTCCACGATTTCCTTAAATGCAATCTTTTCCAACTCCGCCGCATAGCACATTTCCGGTGTATAATTTTCCCAAGCTTGTTCTTTAGTCATTGATCGACCTCTTCTAAAGCTTTCAGAGCTTCGTCAAGCATGATACATTGCTGCGCATCATCTTGAAGATTCTCTTTCATAAACAACACAGCTTCTTCTGCTGCTGCTTGCAGGGCTGTGATTTTCCCGTTTAATGATTTCAGGATTTCCCGAATTTCATTTATATTATATTCGCGGGAATCATGGCCAGCATCAAAACCAGCGTAAAAAGATACGCGCTCACTCATACAATCCACATTTGATTTATATGGATTATATTTGTGCCAAGCTTGTTCTTTAGTCACTTCTCTACCTCCACAAATTCAGGTAAAAACATCCAATGAGTTGGTCGTAAAGTATGACCATTAATTTTAAACAAACCATCTTCACCGAAATATGCAGTGGTATATCCCGAAATGTGAGGCCAGATCAAAACCTCGACAAGTCCTTCCTTTGAAACATCCGGCAACTCTGTTTTAACGTTTATCCAATCCATTTATTTTGCCTCCACAAAAATCATTTCAATTCGGCTTCGCTAAGTTTTTTGTAAACCGATAGCATTTCAACTACGTCACCATTAGCGATTGCTTTTTCGGCGCGGTTAATATCGTACTTTAGTAAAGTTGCCCCGAAAATACCAGCAACCCCAATATCCTCATAAGATTTTAAAATCTTACGGCGGCGTTCGGCTTCTTTTTGCAATCCTTCAATCAGGTTCATTCTACCTGCACAAATTCAGCGTTAGGAAACTTCGCCCTAACCCGCGCATAAAATCGCTCAATGGTCTCGATTTTCTTGCGCCGAGCAATAACAACAGTTCGATTATTAGACTCAAAAGGTAAAATGCGATAAGCGCTATTTTTTCTGAGTTCGATTATCATAACTCACCATTTAAAATTTTTTCTGCTAATTCAAGCGGAATTTTTTTAATTGGTTGAGACTCATAATAAGAATCTAAAACCGCTTTAACATCTTCAGCGGTTATTTCTTTGCCAACTTTTTTTGAAGCTGCAAACGCGATCTTTTTCAATTCGATTATCACATTTTTCCTTTTATCAAAGACCAAACGCTTTTTTCCCAAGAATTACAACTATCTTGTCAAGATGCTTCCTCGGTGGAAGCCATCTTCCTGACTCATAGCAACTTAAAGTACTACGCGAGATTCCTGTCTTTTCAGACAAATCTTTTTGAGATAAGTCCAGACCTATTCTGGCAAGTTTCATTTGCTTCCCAAGGAGGCGCATGGATTCCCTTACAGAGATAACATTTTCAGTTTTCATATTTCAACTATACAAAATAATTTTTAGAAAGTCAAGCAAAATTTTATAAAATAATTCTTGACTTTTAGGTGGGAGTTTAGTATACTCTCGGAGTAAGTTTTTTTGAAAGGAATTTATAGATGAGTAGTAGAAAACAACAAAACAATAATAATGCTGCCGACAAAGCTGTCAAGTTGAGTAAATTGTTAGCCAGCAAGTATTGTGGCAAATGCGTTCACATCATAAACATCCCAGGTAACTGTCATATCGGTTGCGCAAACTTAAACGCGAAGCCAACGCGAAAAATGTGGAAGGGCTGCGGAATATGGCCGCTCAACTTTGACACTGCGACCGTCGAATCGTGCGATGGCTACAGCGAGAACCAAAATGACGAAATTGACCGCAAAGAAACCCCACTGCTCGAACTGATGCGGCTTCTTGCTGGCTAATAAGGTATTAACCCTCAAAGGAAAAGAAAATCAGTACTCCGCAGGGTGAGTTGTGGGGTGTATGATATATCGGAGAAAACATGAGTGGAGAACCAAAACAACATGAACTTAATAACCAAATGGAGGTTCTCATGGAAACAAAATTCAAGGTGCCTAAGTTGGCACCGAAGCTTGAACGACTTCACAAGGCCATCACTGCCCTGTGGGGCGCAAAAATGAACATGAGTAAGATGGAACAACCTGAATTCAAGGACGCATTTGTTAAAACTGCTGAACGGCAGAAAGCGAGGATAAGGGGAATCATAAACGAATAAAAAAAGAAATCTACGAGGGTAAATATTGGATGGAGACCTAACATCTATGAACTTAACTCCAATGGAGGTCTCAAATGAACAACAAGGATTTAGGATTAGAAAAAGATAATGGCAAATTTGTCATTTGCGAAGGTAAACATCAATTTTGGAGAAGATTCGTCTGTTTCTTTAAATCAAGCTGGTATTTTGTGCGGCATGATTGGAACACATGGAAACAGCTTGCTAAGTACGGAATGCTTTTATTGCTGGTTTCAACGGGATTTACTCAAGAACGCGGTGAATTCTGGATTGAAACATTCAAACCCGGCTCTTCCAGCCTTGTGGATGTCAATCAGAATACGCTCGTGTTTCTTGATACGCTGGCAGCAGATTCGTCTATCACCATCTGGTATCTTGGAGCCAGCGATTCAATGGACTGGTATATGAACGGTAAGAAAGTGAATTTTGAAATTGGCGAGGCATGGAATGATGCTAAGCGTTTGAGCCGAGCGCGCACTGTAGCGGCACTGTATAAAAGCAACCGTATCGGGGTTACTTATCACTCTAAACGGGGTGTCCTGGTTCAATGGGAGCGTATTCCAAAATTGGTTGAGGGTCCGACTGATGATTACGAGACTAATGGTGTTTACACGAAAATCGATACAGCTTATCTCTCATGGCTACCGTTTCGGATTCCGGATCATTTTGTTATAGTCTCGATTTCTTTGATTGATCCTTTGTTGAAAAACGACGAAGGCTATGACCTCAAAGAAGAAGTGATCGGCTATGAAGTCGGTTTATTCGCCAATGTCGCTAATAATATTTATTTCGGAGTCGGTGCAGCCCACCGTTGGGACAAATGGGATCCGGATGCTGCGATGGAAGAATGGCGGACAACTTTCTTTGTGTCGGGCGCTATCAAGGCTGGTAAGGTCATGCTGTTCATATCACCTGGTTTGGCGTGGAACTATTTCCGCCATGATGGACTCGACCACGCTCGTGTTCGCGGAGCGTTCAGTGGGAAGATTGCATACCGGACCAAAGCTATGAAAGACCTTGACGTACTCGCCAGTTTCGGGGGAGATTGGATGGCCGTGAACGAATTTAACGTTCAAGACACCAATCTTAACTTTGGTGTCGGAATCGGGTATCGGATATCAAATTAAAAATGGGAGAAATAAATGAGTAAAAATATTAATGGCATTGCAGTTATTTATGCAGAGGCAGAGCAACAATGTGATTTATGTGGCAACATATCCGAGCTTAGATCCTATGGCCATAACGGTGAATGTATTTGCTATGAATGCGGAATGAAGGACGAGAAAACAACTGATCGCATGATGGCTAAGGTTTTATTTGGGGTGGAGGATTTTGAGAGATGAACGTTTACTTCGGAACTACTGCTGCACCTAACTCATCACATAAAGCTTCGGTAAGGCGCGATTGTCTGAAGTGTGAAAAAACTAAAATTGCTATACAAAAATTGCGCAATGTAATTGAAGCGGGCAATATGAAAGTAAACGAACTATGGGCACAAATTACGATTGGAGATGTAATTGAACTTTTCAAAGAAGTGCTTGATGATGATGACCAAACTTATGTTCGTAATATAACATCGGTTATCTTTGACATTCCAGGTCAGCCATCGGTAGAGTTGACAGCAGATGAATTGAAAAAACTTGTCGTTGGCTATGACAAAAATAGATCAATGCCTCACACGGTATTAATCTGCAAGGAATCAAAAAATGAAGATCACAAGAATTATTTGTCAAATCCTGTCTAATGAAAAGCAGATGGGCCAAATTGTTTTGTTCGGAATAATTATAGCTCTGCTCATCTGGACGGCTTGCGACAACTATCCGACTGAAGTCGCCACATCGCGGCCATTCAGGGTCGAAAACAAAGGGACAATCCGCTTTAACAACAACACGGTCGTCAGTTTCGTTTTTGACATTTATGGAGGCGGTCCAACTTATAAGATAAGTTTTGACTATGACGCTGACGGAGATCACGATGACGGCAAGCTGACGGTGACACGCCGAAGTGATAAGGAGCCGTTTGGAATAATAACTCCTGGAGTGGCTTTGGTGGCGATACCTTCAAACGTTGTCAGAATTTTGATTTTCGATGTCAGTAGTTCAAAAGATACTACTTTGACAACTCAAATTAGAACGACGGCGCCGGATGCAGTTCTGGAAATCAATCTCGGCACGGAAGGATTCGACTTCCATTATGCACCCCAAAACAAACCAAAAAGGAGCTAACATGAATCTATACAAATTGATATCATCGACGGTTGATGACGAGAAGAGATTTGGAAGGTCAAGATACGCAAGGTATAATGTACTTGCCAATACTCTCTCGGAAGCAATCGAAAAAGTGAAACCATCTTTGTCAAATGAACTGAAGGAGTACATTGACGAAGCCGAGATCATTGCCATGATTGACGTAGAATAGCCCCAATGCCGGCGCGGTGTGCGTTTACAGGAAAGGCCAACGAGTTCCGAGATGTCGGTTCCGTGCGTAGGTTCAAATCCTGCCAGTCTCACTAAAAATTGTCAGGGGGACAAGTGGGAAAATGTCCATTTTGCGGGAAGTGAAAATACAGAAATTGAGAAACAAACCTATGGAGGTTTTTGCATGAAATTAACAGATGCCGTAAAGACGGAAAAGGTTAATGTAAGTTCAGGGAGCAACTCGATTTATTTTGACGAAAGTTCTTCGAATTGGGTTGTGCTGACAAGGCACTATAAGGCCAGGCACAATATAGTTTTAGACGAAGCGGTGAAGGTGTTGCTTGAAGGATAACGCTCGCTTCACGCGTGGCGGGAGAAGAAGCAAGGAACGTCAAAGTAAAAATAAACTATGATTACGAACAAAACAGACCCGAAAAGCCGGTGCCCCGCCGGCGCTGTGCAAGCGGTCGTTAGGTGTAGATTATGTCAAACATTGAACAAACTAAAGATGGACTGATTGAAAAATCGTCAGGGCGCAAGATTGAAAGTCCGTTGGATTATGTTGAAAAAAGCAATGATGTCCTTTCTGCATTACAAAGCGCAATTGGTTCACTACGTCATGTTACTCTTTATAGTTCGCAAATCAATACAAGAGAGCAATGCCAAGAAATGATAGAGGCATTGCAAGATCGAGTCGATGCTGCCGTAAAAGCAAGAATATTATTTGCCAAGAATAGCGACCGTGTGTGATTATGATGGTTTAATCGGAGTGTGGATTGAAGAACTATCTGAAATTTTTTCAAAGCAAGGACATAGTGGAACAAGCGCTGAAATAACGCTGGCATTATTTAATCAGCTTATGGATGAATATAAAACACCAGGGATCAGTTGATTAAAAATAATGAGAAACTTATGAAAGTAGAAATTCCATTTCCAGAATGCCAGGATAGAGAATTTGCCGAACGTGCCTGGCATTGCTTGCAAGTTTTTAAGAGGTAAACTAAAAACAAAGTGAACGAGTGTATCATGGAACGGCCAGATCTTGAAATAATAGTAACCTTTGAGAAGATGCTGGCTGAATACTGCGGATCAAAGTATGCTGTTTCTGTTGACTGCGGCACTCATGCCATTGAACTTGCTTTGAGATTGGTTAAACCGCCTATAGTTTTTATTCCGCGGAACGAATATCGTTCCGTTATCAATGTTGTTCGCCGGCTTGACTTGGAAATGGAATGGACAGAATCACGGGAATTGCCGTTTGAATTGACACGGAATCCTTCCGTTTTTGATGCTTGTGGAATTCTGCCAAGATTTGAATCTTTTGTAAATGAAAACTCTATTGTTTGCCTCTCTTTTACAGGAGCAAGAAAACCTATTAACATGCCAAAAGGCGGAGCGATTCTTTGCAACAATATTGCAGCACGGGATTGGTTTCTCGCAATGCGATGGCATGGAACTGAGACTGAGCCAGGCTTATATTACTGGCTATCACCAGAAGATGCAGCGCATGGGATTAGAGTTTTGACTGATTTGATGTATAAATAAAATTTGAGAGGACTTCAACATGATACAAAACAGTTTTCCAATGATTGAAAAAGTCGAGAACATTAATTTGCAAGGAGAATGGCTTGAACCATTGAAACGGATCGAACCGAGACTGCAAGCAGCAGGAATAAATGCTTTTTACAATGTTCTTCATAAACACAATGATCTTCAAGATGGCGAAATTTACGTTCGGCATAGAGTCGGGAAAGGATTGAAGGAAGTGGAATTCGTCAAGCCGATGCAAGAGCCAAAACGAAGTGTCTTACTACCAAATTCGTTTGTGATCGTCAATGACTGGATTTGGCCAGTAGTGTGGGCTATTCCTGAAGATGCACCACAACTCCCAAATATTGAAATGTTGAAGCTAATCGTTTCCGCACTTCTTGAAACTGGGAAAGCAAAACAGATTGGTTTCACGCTTTTGCCGAGACCACAATTGACGGCCCCGGAAGGAAAGACTTGGATGGAGAAACAGATCGGAAACCGTATCCTTGAAACTAAACTATGGAATATTGAAACGGATGGAAAGGCAAAAATAACTAATTTCACTTCCGATGGAGCTTTCAGAAAATGCAAGAATTGTAGTTTGTATTCTGACGGAACGCACTCAAAGGGATCACATTAATAAAATGCGCCCCAGTAAATAAACCTGCGATAAAGAGTGGTGTCTGGTCGCGGAGTTATTTTGAACAACTGGGGCGCTTAAATTTATGTTAGGCAACTAAAACGAGGAACTTTTATTATGAGAAAGATGCAGCGCATGGTTAGGTGTGCTTTCACGGCATCCGAAGCCAATCACATCCTTAGCCTAATAGCATGTAATGAGCGCAACGGCGAACATACCGCGCCTCAAGACCAATACTGGAAACGGAGCGAACGCATAAAGACCAAGCTCGCCAGCATACCGAACGACAAGTTGAGGGGCGGGACGCTTTACCAGCGTCCCGCTCGAACGGAAAGTTAGGCCCAGCCTTAACAACGGAGAAAGACATGGACACAAAAACGAAACGCAAATACCTAAGAGACTATACCTGTGCCGCGCGCAACTTAGAACTTGCTGGTGTTGCATTAACAATCCTTGAGGGGATGAATACACGGGAGGCGGCATCCGCTGTCAACGCACTGCAACGCGGGCAGAAACGACAATTAAAACTTTTGGACGCGGCGGCGGCGAAACTTGGCGTTCCTTACGGGGCATAACGCGAGCATCACGCGCAAAAGGAAAAAGAACAGTGAATGAAGAAAGCAAACTGAAACCTGATAAAGGCATTGAACTAACCCAAGAGCACGCAGCCCTTTTGTCGCGTGAATGCGAAGTTAGACCAAAAGCATATTTAATATGATTCAAACTGTTTGATTTTGGTTATGAACTTGGTGTTTGTCTTTGTGAGGAACAAAAAATCCTTGACATTTAGCGGTTATGTGAGTATATTTCAGTACGGTATCCGAAAGCCGGTGAGTAGTAGTAAAATAGAATGCAAATAAGGTGTTTAAAGCCCTTAATGGTAGGGGTTTGTGAAATCCTTATTTGCAGATATTCATAAGCAAATCCCTACCACTGAGGGTTTTTATTTTATGTCTAAAGCAAAAGATAAAGCTCTTGTTGTAGATAGGCTTCACGACTATCTGATTTTCCAATTTCATAAAACAGGCCTGAATAATCTTCCATTTAGTTCTGCTGGACTTCATTTTGCAATCGGCGGTAACATTAAAAAACTCCGTAAAGCCAAGAAACTCCTACCAATAAAATATCCCTATCTTAGTCGCGAGGTAAAAGAAATTCCCAATCCTGATTGCAATTCTGAATTTAAAACAATTCATCGATCTTTTTATTCTATTGATTGGAATAAATTACGCAAGCTGAATGGAAAGTCTTAAATTATCATCTTGGATGGTTCGGGCAGGATTTCTGAATTGAAGCAATTTTTGTTTTGAAAAGGCAGCAGTGAATGGCATTTGTTAAAATGGAACGCAGCGCAGAGGTCGATGAAATGCTAAAGCATCCTTTGGAATTTACATTGTTAGCTCAGATTGCGAAAAGAGCGCGCAGAGCAGAAGATGATGCCAATATTCACGGGCTTGAAATAGGTCAGGCGTTAGTAGGAGACTACCAATCAGTTGGCATGTCGAGGCAACAATATCGACGTTGCCTGACCAACCTTCAAACATGGCAGATAATAACCATCAAACCAACCAACAAAGGAACCATCGCAAAGATAATAAATACAAGAATTTTTGATCCAAACCTGCCATCAAACCAACCAACAAACACGCACGCAACCAACCAACAAACACGCACGCAACCAACCACTAAGAAGAATATAAGAAGAAAAGAAGATCAAGAAGATTATATCCAAAGTCCAGAAAGCGGACGTTTGGACGCAAAACAAATTGATGATATTTATTTCAGGGCCGCTGACTATGCAATTGAACAAATAAAGAAAACGCATCCGCATCTTTCGCTTAATGGGCGCATTCGAATAAAGACTGCCGCGGATTTTGATAAACTGGTGAGGATTGACAAAAAAGCACTTGAAGATTTGCGAGCGATTCTTGATTGGTTACCGGATTCTCCAATTGATGAGCGAACCGGATTTAGCTGGAAGCAACAGATTCAATCACCTTTGAAAATTAGGCAACGTAAAGATGGGATTCTATATTTTGATAAATTGTTTAGCGCTATGAACAATTCCGGAAAAAAGGAATCGGTTTACGTATGATTGATCCTAAAATTTTCACTACTCTCAAAGATTACGCTGGAGACGACCGTGTAATCAGTAGTTTCGAGATGCGCGACTGGCTGGAAATGCAGCCTGAACTAAAGATTATTAGGTTCGGATTCCCGCGAGTTGATCGGCTGTGTGAAGGATTTGAGGCTGGCGAGTTAGTTGTAATATCCGGGCCCCGTAAGAATGGTAAGTCCCTTTGGGCGCAGTCCATAACGTATCACCTAAATGAGCAGGAAGTATATCCATTGTGGTTTAGTTACGAAGTAACTCCAAAGAACTTTTTCAAAAGATTCGATGTCAAAGGTTTGCCATTTTTCGCTTTGCCATTCCGGGAAATGGACAATAACCTTGGGTGGATTGAAGAAAGAATCGTTGAAGCCTTAGTCAAGTTTGGGTCCGCAGTTGTGTTCATTGATCATTTACACTATCTGCTTGACCTTGAACGCATACGTAATCCTTCTCTTGAAATCGGGACACTGATACGCAAACTAAAGAGGATATGCGTGAACTATAATATCATCATCGTGCTAATGTGTCATTTCACAAAGCATATCCGAGGCGATGAACCGGATACAGGAGATGCCCGTGATTCAAGTTTCATCGAGCAGGAAAGCGATACCGGTTTTGTGATATGGCGAGACAAAACAGACAAAAAAAAAGAATCATCATGGCTAAAACTTTGCTATGCGCGTAGGTCTGGAGCTTTTGATGAAAAGATAAAACTTAGAAAAGAAAATGGAGTGTTAGTTGAAAGCGATGATTTCCACAAAGAACCAGCGAAGGATGGAAAACTTGCGGCTGCTGGCGAGCCGTTTTAATCTAACAATGGCCGATGTACTAAAAACGCAATTGCAGATTTGCCGGGACGATGAAACTGAATTGCTGGCTCGTCTTGTCGATGTACAACGAGAACTTAGTTTCATAAATCAGCAGGAACGCGCTGTAGTAATGGCCCGGATGGATCGTTTGAATAAACTTTTATCTTCTAATCAAGAGTACATGAAATTTTTGAAAGCTGCTGTCAAATAGTTCCGAGTAATCAATACGAGTGCCCTAAATGCAAGGTGGTATTTCAATAACTTTAATCCGTGAGGTGAAATATGAAATTTGAAGTAAAAGACAGGTTCAGTAGTGATATTAAATTCATTGCTGAAATAGAATGCGATAAGGATGAATCGCGTTCTGTAAAGTTGGGTTTGGCGGTAAGATGGAGAATTAAAAATTTCGCCGACTTGCGTTCCGCCGACTTGCGTTCCGCCGACTTGACTTCCGCCAACTTGAGTTCCGCCGACTTGCGTTCCGCCGACTTGCGTTTCGCCGACTTGCGTTCCGCCAACTTGCGTTTCGCCAACTTGCGTTCCGCCGACTTGCGTTCCGCCGACTTGACTTCCGCCGACTTGCGTTTAGCCGACTTGAGTTCCGCCGACTTGCGTTTCGCCGACTTGCGTTCCGCCAACTTGCGTTCCGCCAACTTGCGTTCCGCCAACTTGACTTCCGCCAACTTGAGAAAAACGATTCTCGATCCTGAAAAGCCGGCAAATGAAAAAATTGACGGTTTTGAAATGGACGAAAATGGTAACGTATTTGGCTATCGCACTCGGAAAGCCGGGCATATAGACCGGTACCGCGATGGCTGGACATACTCGGCAGACTTCTTTTCGGTCTGCGAAAAAACAGAGTGTCATCCCGGTCTTTATCTATGGCCTACGTTGGAAATGGCTCAGGATTATTCCGGCAAAGATAATGAATTCATCAAGGTTATTGCTCCGGTAGTGCATGTTCACAAGGCTGGTTCAAAATGGCGGTGTCGTTGGTTTACCGTGATTGGAAAATCAGAATAGCTTTCGCCTCACGGAAGCAAAAAGCCGCCTGCGCCGGTATGGGCGGGCGGCTGAAAATTTTTCAAAAGGTGGTGTTTCAATGAGCAGATTTGCAGAAAAGACTACAGTTGCGAGTGGCATTACCGGCTCCACAGGGGAGAGAATGAGGCAATGAAAATCACAGAAAAAGTGAAGAAGAATTTAAAAGAAACGTTGCTGCAGGATTTACGGGAACTTGAATCTGAATGTGGTATACCGTCAAGCCAAAAAACATTTCTTGATAAGCAATTCCCATACGCTTTACGAATGTGGGAAAAAGCGGAGTCTGAAGAAGATTTTTGGGCAACGTTTGAATATACAATTGATTAGCTAAAATAAACCAGTGGAGGAACGATGAAAGACGTAGAAATCTTTGAACATCCATCTTTCGGCATAGTTGGATTCAGCCGTATAGATGGTCACACGCGATTATTCTCATCCGATTTGTTACACGGGAATTTCATTCAACTCGAAATCAAGACTGCGAAATTGCATCGCCATTTATGTCAAGACCAGATTTATTCCAAAAACAAGATAATAGAAGTGTGGCTGTCCGAAGCGCAGTTCGTCAGTTTGATTTCCACCATGAACGTTGGGGATGGTGTTCCATGCACCATAAAGTGGGAACCAACAAACGGAGAAGTTGATGAGCCGCCGATCAAAGAATCGGAATCCGAAACATCGCGGCATGAATTCAAAGAGTGGTTTTCTGGAATCGAAAAGGAGTTGCGCGAGGCGGCCTCGCAGATGCAAATGATACTTGATTCTGGCAAAGCACCGACAAAAATGCAGACAAAAGAACTGATCAGATTGACAGTGAACATAGCCAAAGTTTTCAAGAACAATGCCGTTTTCGCTAATGATCAATTCAGCCGCGCAGTAGAAAAAACCGTATCTCACGCGAAAGCAGAAATAGAGGCATTCGTAAACAATTATGCTCATCGTACTGGAATAGAGCAGTTGAAAAGTAATCCTGTAAAGCAATTATCAAACGAGGATTTATGAGACAAAAACTGATGGCAATTGACTGGCCGGCTCCGATAGGGGCGGCCCTTGAATATCTAACCCGGCCGCGGACTAAGTCGCAGTGGTTTGGTGCCGGCTTGTCACTCAGCTAACCAAAGAACATGCGCGGACGAACTGTAGATGACGGGTACCGCAATAACAAAAGCCCGCTACAAACAGCATGGCGCGACGGATACGGCACAGTCGAGATAACTTCAACGCTGAAGGCACGAAGCCGCCATACTGTTTGCTGGTATAGCTCAATTGGTAGAGCGTCTGATTTGTAATCAGATGGTTGTGGGTTCAAGTCCTACTGCCAGCTCAATAGATTTGATGGGTTCTATGTTGGTGAATGAAATTGGCACTTGCCACACCTGCCTGAATGAAAATTGCCCGCATCCTAAGCGCAAAATGGAGGTCAAATGAGTTCAACTAACAGAGCCGCGAATCGAATATCTCAAGATGATTATCCTACACCAATTTGGTGTGTAGAATTGATCAAGCAAGAGATCAATTTTAAAAATGTTCAAAGCTTTTTAGAACCATGTCTTGGGGAAGGGAACATTTATAATACTATAAAAACTGAAGTAGATGGCGATTGGGAATGGGATGAAATAAAAGAGGGGCGCGACTACCTAAAGACTCCATGCTTTAAGAAGTTTGATTTGATCGTTACTAACCCGCCGTTTTCTTTAGCGCTTGAATTTTTACAGAAATCTCTTGGTGAGGCCTATACGGTGATTTACTTGTTGCGTCTTAATTTTCTCGGTTCGCAGACAAGGAAGCAATTTTGGAATGAGAATCCGCCGTCACACGTTTTCGTGTTGAGCAAGAGGCCATCCTTTACCGGGAATGGAACCGACTCTTGTGAGTACGCTTGGTTTGTTTGGCGTGGAATAAACTGTATGAAAAGAAAGCCGGGGATTTACGTAATTTAGGAGGATAGCCGCCATCGAAAAGAAACCTGTGCAATTAAATTTTGATGGGATAATAACTGAGATGCATGAGAAAGCAGAATGATACAGATACTCGATTCCTGTTGCGGATCACGGATGTTTTGGTTTGACCGCAATCAGCAGGGTGTTTTATTTGCCGACAAACGCAGAGAAAGCCACATTTTGTGCGATGGGCGAGTCTTGAATATCACACCGCAAATCCAAATTGATTTTCGCAACATGCCATTTCGAGACAACTCTTTTAAATTAATTGTTTTTGATCCGCCGCATCTTCATAATCTTGGCGGATCAAGTTGGATGGCCAAAAAATACGGTCGTTTAAACAATACGTGGCAAACAGATATAACACAAGGCTTTAACGAATCGATGAGATGTCTTGAACTTTACGGAATCCTCATTTTCAAATGGAATGAAAGAGACATACCGGCCACCAAAATTATAAAAATAGTAAATACTGCGCCATTGTTTGGCCACATAACTGGAAAACAAACGATCTGGATGACGTTTATGAAAAAAGAGAAAGAAAAATGATTGAATTTGAGGCTTGGCGTGATACGGTGATAATTGGAGAACCATGATTTACTTGATAGGACTTTTTTGATGTGCCGGACTGCTACAAACTAACATTTACTAGCATTACCAAATACAGCTACACGGTCATGTTCAATGATCGTCTATTAGGGCATCTTGACTTCGACATAGGTAATGGGTTTGTTTTCTACGATGAACCTATGGACGGCTTCTGGACAAGCTGGGCGTTACGAGAAATATGTGATAAATTGGATGAACTCAATAGCTGACAAGGATGGCACTTGCCACATCTGCCTAAATGAAAACTGCCCAATCATAAGTCAAAGGATTATTTACAATGCCTGAAAAGATCTCGAAAGAAGAAATGGAAAAGCGGCGATTGTATCCGATTACTAAGCCGATACCTTCAAATGATAGACTTCTTGATGATCTTCATCTTTCTTTGAAACAAGATCGAATACCACATTGCTTAGTCGATTACAAAAATGGTCTGTGGACTATTGCGCGTGTATTTATGCCCTTAGATGGCTTGGGACGGCCAGATCATACTCGGTATTGGGTTGAAGGTAGATCGTCAAACGTAGGTCAACTATGAGCGTCTGGTATATATTCTGAGCAGTTGATGAGGCAAGGAAAAAGCCTCTCGGTAAATTGAGAGGCTTTTTTATTAGAGGGATAGAGAGGGAAAAAGAAATTTTTAAAAACCTGCGATGGTTCGAGCGCGTTTGATACGCTCCTCGAATTCAATCGCGGTATCTACCTTGACATAATTCTCCGCCAAGACAACGAAGGTAATCCAGCCGGTCCGGGTACTGCTATACCGGATTGGCACTCTGAATTTGCCACCATTGCCTTCCTCGATGCGAAGTAACGCACTTCCCCGGCGAGTGTCATAGCGGCGGCGCCAGACATCGCCAGGTTTGGTAGCTAAGGCGACTTCAAAGCGTTGTTGTGGTGTCATTGTTCAATTCCGAAATTAATTTTTATGGCTTGACATTCTTCTTTCTTTTGACTTCGCAAGCCGCGCAAAGGCCGAGTTCTGTATTCCATTCCTCTCGTTTAGCTTGAGTAATAGTATCGGTTTTGGCATCTCTCACTGATACATGAGAGAAGCTATCAATCATCTCAGAACATCCATTACAGATCAGGCAGACTTCATAGCTGAATTTTGGTTTCATGGCTTGACTTCTGCTATCGGTTGTGTTACGAGCTGCGCTGTATGCGATTGAACCTCGACCAATTCAACTTTAACGGGCCCCAGTCGAGCCAAACTAAGAAGTTTGACAATATGTGAATTTGCACTGTCGCCGGCAACAGCAGCCTCACGATAAAGGCGTTGTTGTAATGCTTCTGGCATTCGGATTATAACATTTACTCTTTTTTCTTTCACTGGTTCACCTCCTTTTGACTTTCGGCGATAAAAATATCGGCAAAATCAAATGCTTCTCTCACCAGCATTTCTTTCAAATTACCTGGCGCCGATGAAATTAATGATTTCCCAATCTCAACAGCAATTTTAAGCCTGAATTTTGCTTGTTGATTTGGTGTCATATCCATGAAATAGGTTGTCATAATTTTACCTCCGTAATGGTTTGATTCCCCGTTACCATATTCCATGCTTGCGGCGCGATTCATCTATCTTTTGCGCCATGTCACAGATTTTCAACTTTACATCAAACATCAAAGTTGAGCCTGTTGCCGGATCGGTCGCTGACAAGCCATGGTCCGGCAGGTCTTCGCTGCGGTAATCATAAGGCTTAATGTCAGTGAAACCGCAGCTTTCGAGAAATGTTTTCTTTGTCATTTCACCACCGTTATCGGGCGATTGTGGATCATTTCAGCCTTGATTTCTTGCCGGCGATCTATTTCTAACATACGTAAACGCCGCATTTCGATTTTGCGTTGGGCTGGTGGATTGGTTCTGAGAATTGTTTCGATGATGTGCAAGCGCGTATTGCACTTCGCGAGTCGTTTTTCAGTAGGTGCGAGATGGTGCATGATGCTTCCTGTTTAAAGTGTAAAGTTGATTTATATTGGCATAATACCAGCATCGGCGAAACTATTTGTCGATAACTACCCAATTGATAGCTTCAATCCGTCCGGTTTTTAACCCGACGGCGATAACAGTTTGTACAGCGGAACTATCGCCGATCGCCTTTGCAGACGGAATGATGGAACGTAGGACGGCAAGGGTTTCGCTGTCCGTGCTGTATAGCTTTTCGTTTAGTTCAAATAGTTGCTTGTCTTTCATGGTTGTTTTCATTTTTGCACCTCCGTGCAGTTAGTAAACCTATGCCCGGCGAACCGGTCTTTAGTGCTCCGTTACGTACCCACTCAAAATATACATTTTCAGTTGGGAATTTACTTCTTAAAAACGTTACTGGGGGGTAATCCCCCCTTACTTCCTCGTCGAGATTATTTAAATAATCTTGATATTCGGCAGGAGTGCCGAATCTTTCGATAATTCCGGAATTTGTAATAATAAATTCATTTTTCATAATGCACCTCCGTGCTTTGGTAAAACCTATGACTTGCGTCTTGAAGTTATTGGCCCAGCTGCTACGAGACGATTTTCCAGGGCCAGTTGCTGAATTGCAGTTTCTTTTTTAAATGTGAGAGTATTCAACTCTGCTCTGATGCTATCCATCATATCATAATCTAAGAGCTTCCGTGCCGCGATGTAGGCGGCGATTAATTCTGTTCTGGTTTTTTTCATAGCTGAATTTCCTTGTTAGTTGTAGCTCCCGGCCAGCGTGTCTTACGTCCGAGTGCTTGCCGGGAGTTTGAACGGAGGTTCGGTTATTCTTCGATTTCTTCTGAGCGAAGCTGTTCCGGTTCGAGGCTGTTCCAGTCGATTGAGCCAACTTCGAGGAAAAACTCTTCCAAGAGCCATATCGCCCAATCCTCGCGGCTAACATCAAAGCCCGCTTGTCGGTTTTCATTAGAATTGCCTCTTCATTGAGTTGAGTTCTTCGTGTGTGCCAGAAAGCGGCACAATTGGATTGCCGTAGGATTGAAACGCTTTGCGATATTCATTCCCTTTTGTGTCGTGATAGGAAGCAATTACATAAGTTAAGCGGCGGCGTCTATCTTGGCCGGGAATTGCTTTTTCTTCGCGGCTGACAATGTGAGAAAGTATTAGTGTTGCTTCCATCTTAGTTGTGTCCCTTTTCCATCAAACGTTCAAACTCGTCGATGGACTTCTTTTGTTCTGTTTTGCTTCTGCCGTCTTTGTACCCAAGTATCCAAGCGGCAAGTTCTTGAGCTGTACGATCTTTCATGTAACTGAATTGAATCGCGTCCCAATAGCCGTCGAGATAGTCGTTGTACTCTGAAGTAGTTGCGTGTTCGTTTAATTTCATACGCTCATAGCTGCCTTTCGGATAGTTAGTTGCGGCGAATGTACGTTTGATGATTTTCATTTTTGCACCTCCGTGTTTTTGTGTGCAAGCAAACTGATTGCAAAGTGTATGCCAAATGTAAATTCTGTGCCTAAACGTGTAAAAAGTACACTAAAAAAGGCTCAAAAAATCGGACCTTTTAGTTCCAATCGGAACTTTTAGTTCACTGCGTAATCGGAATTATTTGTTCCGATTAGCCTCATAAGTAAAATAGAAAAAAGTCTTGACAAATAGAAGTTTTTGTGTTATATTTATGCATGGAAACCGAATCTGCGAGTTCATTTTCAGGTTTGACATTCAGCAAGAGTAGACAACTCGGGCGATGTGAAGTTATCGAGGCCGCAGAATTTCGAGATAAATCTACGACCTGGCAAGACCTTGAGCGCCAGTGTGAATCCTACCTTGAGTACTTTTTTCATGACATCCGTGTTATACGCCTGCCTAATGCCGTTTTTTCTGCAATCTACGGAAACAATAGTCTCAGTGCAAATCGCAAGGGGTTAATCTCAAAATTTCTAAAAGGCATCCCCGATTTTGTGATTTTGCGCGAACGTGAAGGCAAGCGAGATTTCCTCTGCATCGAATTGAAACGCGGATCAGGTAAGATGCGACAAGGACAAAAGAAGTGGAGCGAAAAAGTTACGGTTCATGTATGCAAGTCATTTGAGGATTTCCAGGAAGTATTTGAGTGCTGGTATAAATAATAAACATGAAAACTGAACCGTGTGTAAAAAAAGAATCGCTTGGCTTGAGTGTGAGTGATCTGTTATGCCCAAATTGGCTAACAAAAGCTGAAATGGAGCATCCGGGATTTATGTTGCGCATGACTGACCCGGATCAGAACTCAGATAGAATAAGACGTTCATATATTTGGTTAGACTAACGGAATAGAACCAAGATGGCAGACATGAACGAAAAAGAATCCCAGCCACAGCCAGAAAAAAAAGAAGTGGCAATTGTCTACGGTCGAGATGGGCGCGTAATGAATCCTAAAAGCCTTGCCCAATTAAGCCAGAATAAACCAGGCAATCCGCACGGGTTTAAACAGGGAAACTCCGGCTTTACAGGAAAACATCACCCGCGAACATTGCTACGAGAAGCCTATCAAGACTTGCTATCCGCCACAGTTACAGACCTGAAAACAGGAAAAAGAAAAAAAATATCGAGGCAACTCGCACAAATGCACTATGTTATGTTAAGAAGGACATACAAAAAAAGAAACGCGGCAATGTTTAGCCGATTGCTCACCGATTTTGCAATTGCGGCAGGCGAGGCGAGCAAAAACGAGCCTGCACAACCTCAAATTTCCGCACAAAACGTCATACTTTTGCCCAGCCATGACAGTGTAATTCAACTTCCACCGCCAGAACAGGCAGAGTACGAAGTCCAGAGTACCGCAGTTTCGAGCGGAAACGCCCCGTCATTGAACGAGCAGTCTCGAACCCTACCCGAACCATTGCCAAAGACAGAGAATGCAACTACGGGCAAAATACAGCATTAGGCATTATCTTCCCACCACAACCGATAGCGTTAAAGCGTTATTCTCACCAGCAGGAAATAATTGCAGCATATAAGTGCAATGTAAACAGCCAGTATGTATAAGAACTATTATGTAAACTAACTAAGGAATACGCTATGCAAATGAATGAACAGATTAGAGTTAGCACCAGAAAGATGCAGGAAATGAGACAAGCTTCTGTACTGCGATACCATCCGCCAGGTGCAGAGAGTACGTAGCTAAACCCCCACCCGCACCTACCCCCCCCAGGGGGGATATGCCCACTCGACCCCCCGTATGGGGACCCCTCGGAGAGATGTTATATCCCCACACAGTCAATTTAATAATTTCACTTGGAGGTTTTGAAAAAAATCTTGACATTGATATTGATTCTGGTTATATTTGTCCCTAACAATTGTGGAGATTTTGGGACAAAGATGACTTGGAGAGATATTAGATTATTGAGAGCATTTGTTTCTTATCATGTTGGGCGGAAGCCTGAAGCTATTCGTAAGGCTATGCAAAGATTAAGTTTCAAGAGTACATTTGAGGGATTTTCAAAGTACATAGACAGAATTGGGAAGAAGGATGCCGTTTGACAAAAAGAAGTATCCGCCAGATTGGGAAGATATTCGGAATAGGATATGATGAAATGAACTGGAAATTCTGGCTTGATAAGGAAGTGTCAGAAGCCATTCTGTGCAGATGCAAGGAGAGGCGGCAAGTGGTATCTGATGGAACCGGAACCGGGTTCAAGTGTATGGCCTGTGGGAAGAAGATTCAGTGCAAGTACTGTGTTAGAGTTGCGATGTATTGTATTAGCGGGAAGTGGGTGACAATTCTCTACTGTAACCGGCATGAGAGGAAAGCTTTGAATACAGCGATACATGCATTGGCAATCAATTCGAGTCCTATGTTTTTTAATTGATGGATGAAACACTGCATGAGCGGTGGCAGGCTCACTAAGAGAGGCTGAGCCTATAATTGGCAGCGCGTGATTCGGAACCAGGCGAATATTGCCGATGCCCTGCCGTCCGCTCTATGTGTGCAATAATCATGTCCGGGGTTGTATGAACTGTAATGAAGAAAAGAAACGAAGTGCGGAGTACTTACAATATGAAATTGTATGAACGAGCCAGAAAAAAAGCTTTGAAAAGCCACTCTGAATTCACTATAAGATTAGAGCTTTTTTTTTGGAAGCATGGAAGTCTAACAAAATTAAGAAATCTGACATTCGAGAAAGTTGAGGAAATTTTATTTAAAGAATTTCCCATAAAAAATCATGCAGATTAAAAAGGCACCAAAATATCTCTCTCAATGGTTTGAATCATTTGCAGTGCATGATTTAGAAATATCTGTTGGAAAGATTGTAACTGCCAAGATTGACGGAAAAGAAAAACGCTACATCAAAGTAGCAAAAGATGATTGGGAAGAATTGCCTTGCAAATAAAAGTAGGCAATGAAATAAAGAATGTGCTTTGGGCACCTAATCCTGGGCCTCAAACAGAGTTTTGTCAAACGACAGCTGACTACGCTTTATATGGAGGTGCCCGTGGGGGTGGGAAAACTGATGCACTTCTTGCTGAAGCGACCAGATGGAATCAATTTCCGGATTATAAATGCTTATTTCTTCGTAAAACATTTCCTCAATTGTCTGAAGTAATGGAACGAGCTTTCAAACTTTATCCTCAACTTGGTTTAAAATGGGAAGGTGAACGCCGATTATGGCGAGCATACTCGGGTGCATTTATTCAATTTGGACACTGCGAAAATGAGAAAGATAAATATAACTATATTGGAAAAGAATTTCATCGTATCATTTACGATCAAGTAGAACGATTTACAGAGTCTCAATTTCAAGAAATAAATACTACTCTTAGAACAACCAATCCTAATATTCCAACACAAGTGTTAGCTTCGGCAAATCCTGGTGGTGTAGGGCATGGATGGGTTAAAAATAGATGGATTAAAAAATGCCGGCCAATTCCAAATGGCAACAAGATTTACAATGCAGATTTTAATATTTGGTGGCAACCATTAAAAGCTGGACAACCATACAAAGATGAATTCAATCAGATATGGCAATACTATCCAGCACTTGTTTTTCAAAATCCACAAGTAATGGATAATGATCGCAAATATGTCAATAAATTGTTGGCTCTTAAATATGAGAAACGAGAAGCATATCTCTGGGGTAATTGGGACGTTTTTCTTGGTCAATTTTTTCAAGAATGGCGAGATGAAATTCATGTTCTTAGAAAGAAAGATGTACCAAAAGTTCCTATGCACTGGGATGTTCTTGGAGCCTGTGATTATGCCTCAAGTGGTTGGTACTTTTCTTTAGTTGCAGCCATAACTCATAATGCAGAAATAATCATTCTTGAAGAAGATTACTTTCTTGGTGGTTCAATTAGAAAAAAAGCCTATCGTGCACAAAGATTAATCGAAAAGTATCCGCAAATGAAAAGATGGGCTTGCCCCTGGGATATGTTCAATGAAACAAGAGACAAGGATACTGAACAGGTGGTTGGTAGAATTATAGATCGATTCGTTAAACATATTGATAAAGACTGTCGTAAACGAGTAAGATTTGTAAAAGCTTCAAAAGATCGAGTAGCGGGATGGGATCTTATTCGGGATGGACTGTCTTGGTCTGATGGAGATAAGCCTTGGCTTTACGTCATGGGAGATTGTAGAAAACTTATAGAAACAATACCAGAACAATGCTATCAAGATCAAGAATCAGAAGATGAAAATATAATTGACAAAGAAGATTTAGACAAAGAAGGATGGACGCATGGTGTCGATGCACTTAGGTATCTGTGTATGGTGGCTAAACGCGAAAAGAAAAAAATCCCAACGGATGTTTACGATGCACCAGAAAAAGCAAGACAGCAACAAACACAGCCTAATCATTGGTTATTAAGTTAAAGTATGAATAACTACGTCAAAATCTTTAAGTTGAAAACCCGCACTGAAATTAATGCTTTTATCTTTGATTTTATTGAGTTCAAGAAAGTAGATCGCGTCATGCAACAGCAGATACCGCACAAGCCGATTGACTATGTTTCTACGTTTAAGCTCAAGAATGATAAACTGGTGAACAAATTTATCGATGACTTCTGTAATGCCAAACAGATAGATGAATGCGTAAAGATAGCCATGCGGGATGCTTGGGAGAATCAGGTTGGGATTGGAATGTATCGGGAGGAAGATCAATATTGGAGATTAAAGCGTCAACAAATGAAACTTGAAAAGGAATGGAGGCATCGTCATGGAAAACCAAACTAAAGCAAAAGATGAATTTATATCAGAAGTTCTAATGCTTTGTCATAAGTATACGCCGCAAATACAATTAGTGGCACCAAGTCCAATAAAGGCATGTGAGATATTCTATGACATCAAGAAAGGATTTGATGAAATAAGAGATGTTATTAATAAGATGCTACAAACTAAATTCGAGGATGGTGATAAGAATAGAGTAATGATGATCATATTTGCTGAGACATTAAATAGGGAAATATTTACAGTAGATTCTTTCGTTAAAATAGTCGGCAAAAATGGCCTGTCGGTATATAATCTTTTTGAAGAATATAGAGACTTTTTACGTGATGTATCCTTTGACAATTTTGAGGTTGGCACTAAAAATATAACAGTCAAGTCAAAGAAGCCTATTCTTGAGTTGGAATCATGCTGGGATGGACCAGCCATAAAGTACGAAGATGGATTCGGTTTTTATAAAATAGATGGAATCATTGTGCCAAGCAAGATTATTACCGAATCTGCGGATAGCAAAGAGTTGGTGATAATGTATCTTAAAGAAAATGCTGAGATTAGAAGCTTTATACTAAAAAAGGTCGGTGCACTAAAAATATTAGACCTAATGTCTGCAAAGTTGCTTGACAAGAAAAATATATATGAATTATATGAAACAAAAATGCTTGAAGAAAAGTGGTGTGTATTCCTTAGAAGTATAGATCCTTCAACAGGAGTATGTTATGATGAATTTGTTGATTCAGAGATAAAAACGGTTAAGAAAGCATTGAAGTTTATTGATGAGAGACAAAATAATCCTTGACAAACCAACTATTTAAGTATATATTGCGGCAAACATGGACGCTAACAAGGAAAAACTTTCACGATTACTGCGCGTCCTTTTAGGATTGGGACATGATTTTACCGGGATTACAGACGTAAAATTTAAATGGCGTGATGGAGAGATGACGGGGGGCATCAAAAAAAACGAAGAGCAAGAATTAGATTGGCAAAAGTTGAGCGAGATAAAATAAAAATTAACTGAAATATCCCCGAATCCTTAAGGAAGGGGCACTGTCTTCCATTCTTGGTTAGACAGTGCCCCTTTTTTATTTTATGCCAGAAATTCAATTTGACATTGATTTAGAAAATCCTGTAGTTCGAGAATCTTTTGACCGTGTAGCAAAGGTGCAGAAGGCATTTGTACGCGAGGTTGGGGAATATTCTGAGCAAGCAGAAGAAGAAGAAGAATCCTATCGAGCTTATTTTTCAGATTCTTGGAAAACTGACATCAAAACCAAGCGGGAAGCAAGGGGCTTGCCAGTATCAGACGTTGCAAGGTTCGCCTCGGTTGTTGATACTATTTCTGGCAATGAACGCCAGAATCGTACTGATACGCATATTTTTCCATTTGAGCGTGACGATCAACTCACGGCTGATGTTGGCAATCTTTATCTCAAATATCGGAATCGCAAAGAGCAGCAGTGGCATGCTGATTCTTTGGCTTTTATCAATGCTATTGTTTCAAAGCGTGCCCATTACGAATTCTTTTTAAGAAATAATCCTAAAGATGGTTCGCTTGAAACTATACGTGTTCTCAGACCGGCCTCGGAAGTTTATGTCCAAAAACCATTTCGGGATATTACGGCCAGTGATTCAATAGGGACCTTCCATGCACAGTGGGTATTTGTGGAGGACGTGATTAAGCAGTACAAAGAGAAAGTCAAAACACTTGGTCTTTTAGATTTTACGCCACAGGATCGCAAACCTCGCAATGAAATTACCCATTTGCTTGATGCTTACGACTTTCCGGATCTAAAAAACAACGACTACTTTTTCAATAAAGAAAAAACGATGGTACGGGTAATCCGCTACTGGCGCCGTCATCGCAAACCGATTTATCAAATCATCAATCCTAATCCTGCCAGTTTCAAAGATATTCTTATCGGTTCAGAGGGTTCAAAAAGCAAAGCCATTGAAAAGGCCATTGCTTTTATAGCGGAGCGGCCAGAGATAGCTATTGGCTACCTGCAAATGAGTCCGTTGGTTGTTGACAATGAAGTCATCAATGAATTGAACGATAAAACGATTGAATATGTAGCAAAGGAATTCATCGAAGAACAATTCAAAGATGTGTATTCATTCCACGCGATTTCCGGTAGAGTGGAATTGGAGTACGAAGAAGAATATGGAGATTTCATTCCCTGGACTCACATGTTTTGTTATTTCGTGGATGGGCGAGCTGGTGGGTTGCATGAACGCATTAAGGATTTGATTCAGGAAGTCAACTTTATCCATGCCAAGTTGATGCAGCGTCTCGGCACAATGGGTAAAATGCCGCTTGGTATTGAAGAAGATGCGACTGAAATGAAGCCTGATGTAATTAAGCAGAACTATGAAGATGGTGGCATAATCATCTTCAAGCCTGATGCCATTCGTAAAAATAAATTTCATGCCTTTGAAGATAAAACATTATCTTCTATTCCTGCCTACATTACTCTTGAAGAAAGCCTTAACAATACGATTAAAGAGTTAACCGGGGCTAACGATCCGTTACAGGGTCGTAGCCCAGGGGCTAATACTGCTGGAATTGCTATCGAGCTTTTGCAAAGAACTGGATCGGCTTTGATTGCTCCGACCCTGGATAATTACAAACGCTTCAAGATGGAAAATGCCCGTATGGAAGTAGAAATGCTTCTTAGGGCTTATAAGCTGCGCCCGCAATTGACGGCTTACAAACTGGTGCGAGTTGTAGGGGCCATGCTCAATTTGCCGGGACAACAGCAAAGCAAACTTGCCGAAGTGATGCAACAGGTCGATCAGACAACAGAAGAAGGAGATGAATTGGGTATGGTGACATTTATGCTATCGCTTTTAGAGCGAATGAGGGGCATGGAATATGATTTTACCATTGACGAATTTATTCATTCGCCATCGTTGAGATTTGCGCAACTACAACAATTGTCAACTATGGCAAGCTCGCTGGCTTTTCCAGTTGATCCGAGCGCAATTATTGAAAGCATGGAATTGCCTCAGCAATTAAAAGACCGACTTTTGGCTTTTCTTGGAGCACAAGAAGGCGAGCAACAAGTATTAAATCGTGGTAATCAAGGGGGATTCAATACAAAGGGATCGCCCCCATCTTTAAAAAGCATTAACTCAAATGGAGGTCAATAATGCCTTACAACACTAAACCTACTCATATCCCGGAGCACATTGACACAACTGGCGCATTTACGCCAAGCAAGCGCTTTCGTCCTACCAGCCCTTTGCAGAATCAAGGGAATGTTGATGATAGCGAGCGCAATGATTTTGTGCTGGCGCAAACGAAAGATATGGCTGGTACGCCAAAGCGCGATCTATTGGACGGTGAATCGGTTAAGTTTACGCCGCCAAAAGTGGTGTCAGATTTGGATTATAACGCAGAAAACAAGCTGTAACCTTCTCTCACACTAAGGGCCAAGCGGCTGGCGAAATCCTGCAATGGCGGGAAAAAACGCAGCCAACGACCAAAAAGGAGATTTATCATGTTTTTTAATAAGTATCCCGTGCCATTATACGATGAGGATCCGGCTAATGGTGACGGTGGCCAATTGGAGTCTGATGACGATAGCCAAGATGATTCCAAAGACCAAAAATGGGAAAAGCTTTTAGGTATGGTTGAAAGCCAGAATAAAAAGCTTGATACCTTTGAAAGGCTCGTTGGCAAATGGTCCACGGAAGTAGGGGCAACGCGGCAAGACCTTGCAAGCGTTAAGACCTTTATGGAAAACTTCCAAAACAAGACCAGTGGCGATAACGAGTTTGATCCTTATGACCGCGATAAGTTGCAAACTTTCATTCAAGAGAGTTTGAAACCGATAGCGGAGTTTCAAAAAAACTATGTGACAGTCGATTCTTTGCAGCAGTTGCTTGCAGAAGCCGAACGTCTTGGCACAGTGAAAGAAGAATTTTCTTTGACTGATGATGAGATGAGGGAATTGAATGCTAAAGCACAAGAAGCGAAAACCGACTTGCGGCTTATGGCATTTGAAACCTTCGGTGAACGTAAGTTTAAGGCGCAAAAGAAAGGACTGGACTTAAAAAAAGAACTCAAAACGAAAGATACTACCGAGCCTATGCAGCCCGGTGCAGATTCGGTATTCACAAAAATAGGAATACCGACCGATCCAAAGGAAATCGAAAAGTTAGTAAAGGAAAAAGGATTGGAATATGTCAAGAATCTTATGGTGTCTGCGAAGCCCGTGTAGTATTATGAAAGGAATTGAACATGGCTAAGTGGACTGTTGCTGCTTCCACACCTTCTGAAACATTGTCGGCTCAGGTATGGGCTGGTATTGCACATCAGGAAGCACGTATCAAAACCTTTTGGTCTTCGCATCTTGGACCAAATGGGGAAAACGGACAGCAATTTCATATCATTGGGATTGATGAACGTTTTGTTAAAGATAAAGGAGATGCAGTTAATACCAATTTGGTGATGGACTTGACCAGTGATGGTATCAGTGGTAATGCTGGTACATCTCTTGAGGGTAACGAGGAAAGTCCAACTGTTTATTCTGACAGTGTTCTTATCGGTCGTCAAAGAAATGCCATTCGTTCGGATGGTGTTTTGGATGAACAACGAAGCGCTGTTAATATTCGCAAAACAATGTCTGAGCGCCTGGGTTATTGGGCGGCACGGGTACTATTGGATAAGTGGATTTTTCGCAAATTTTCCGGTACTACCCATATCGATAAAAACTCGGCAACTATCGGCGAGGCGGCGGCTGCCAATTCCAACGTTCTGTATGCCAACGCTAAAACAGCATTAGCGGAACTTGAAGCTGGCGACACTTTCACGCTCGATCTTGTCTCACATGCGAAAACATCGGCAATGGTGGGGACTTTGAATGGTTCTACCATTTATAAGTTCAAGCCCTATTATGTCGGTGGCCGGCCGTATTACATCTACGTGGATCGGCCAGAGGCTCGGCTTGCCATGCGTGCTACGGAAGATTGGAAAAGTGCGCAGCTCCAAGCACGTGAGCGGTCAATGGAAAATCCGATCTTCTCCGGTGCTGATGGCATTTGGGATGGTGTGATTTTGAAATTCCACGATCTGGTAGTTACCGGCAGCAACGCTGGGGCAAGTGGTGATGTATCATACGCAAACGGGCTTTTCCTCGGTACACAGGCTGGATCGCTCTATCCTGCACAGCCGGCACCAGATTGGGTTGAGAAAACGTTCGATTACTCAGAGGAATACGGTATTGCTACCGGTATGACTCAGGGTATGGACAAACTTCGGTATAACTCAATTGACTTTGCGGTGATTGCAATCCGTAGCGCAATTGGTCAAATCTAACAAGAGGAGCAAATATAATGAAGCGACATTTCTTTTTGGTGATGGCGGTTGCTCTTTTTGTTGTGACCGCAGCTTTTTCACAAACTCGGGTGCGCGAATATTTGCACCCAAATATCAAATATCCCAATGGCAAGGAATGGAATGATGCTGTTGGAGATTCCTTGAGTGATGCTGTTCCTGATACCATAAGCTTTTCGGTATTGGGAAGTGGCAAGAAAGCGCCTATCAACGTTACGGTTATGATTGAATGTAACGGTGTTGGTGGCGCTAAAGATTCTGTTCAAGTCACTTGGCGGGTCGGTCACGGAAGTCCGTTTTACGTAACTCTCGGTTCGGCGGTGAATGAGTTTACCACCGTTGCGGATGCTGGTACTTATATTATTCGAACATTTGTTATCAATACCACCGGTGCCGCAATTGCCAATAATGCTCAAGCTACCGTTGCTCCAGACTTTAGTGCTATGCAAATTGTTCTTAAACAAGCAACTGATGACAACGAAACGATTAGCTATCGCATTCGAGCCTGGGGTACTTACGAACAGTAACATGATGGGGGCTGAGATGCCCCCCTAATTTTTTTGGGAGAAATTATGGGTAACAAAACTATCGAAAAAATTTACGGTTGGGTAGAGTTAAGCGATAATGCGAAAAAGTGGATCAAGCAGCGCATTATGAAAGGGAATCTCAGGTTGGCAGAGGGCTGGAAAGTGGTGCCGGCGCATCATCGTCCTAATCCGACTATTCAGATTATTCAGGTTGGATATCCGGATTGCGAGGAATCACATCTTTACTGGTTTCTTAATAACCAGAAGCGGGACCGCAATGGACAGGTAATTGATGAACCATTGCCAATCAAATCGCAACGGGATAAAGAATTTTTCCATGAAGAGAATGCCAAAATGCACGCTCGACATGGCTTCAAATTTTACAACATTCTCTCTTCGCGGCGCAACTATATTGAGCAGTACGATGTGGATTATCCAGATTTTGTGCGCGGTGGCAACAAAGCGCCTGGTGTGCGTCAGCCGGTGTTTGATGATGTGACAGAAGGTTTTAACGTGCGCCCGATTGCAACTGGTATAGACATTCCAGTTAATCAATCAGTTATTCAACCGCCACAGCCAGAGAGAAAAAAAGGTGGGCGGCCAAAAGGTTCGAAGAATAAGACCAAAACTGTTGAACAACTGGCGGCAACTGCGTGAGCGATTTTAGCCAAATCTTAGAGAAGATAAGATCAAATCTTCTCGAGGCCGGAATCCGCTACAAAGTCATTACAACTACATCTGCTGGGGCGGCCGGTGGAACGACGTTTATTTCAACCGATATGGATGAATTAGATGATGCCTGGAATACCGCAGAAGCCACTGTTCTTGCCGGTGACGCAGATTTGAACGGCCTGAAGCGTGTTGTTGAGGATTTTGCAGCTTCATCTGATACCGCCACTTTAACGAATAATCCATTTCCAAAACAAGTAGGAAACGGATTGACGATCAGGCTATCGGAACCAGGTATTTGGGGTATTGATGACCTAAAACGATACATTGTTCAGGCAGCTAATTACTTTTTGAGAAAAGCTGTTGATCTGAATGTCAACTACACTATCCGGGAAACTATCGGCGGCGTACTTGGAGTTTGCGATTTACCTGATTCGGTTATGAAATTTGTACAGCCTATCGCAAAATTAGATGGTGTAGTTGTATCTTTCCTATCTCCAAATCGCGCCGCGATGCTGGATGAAAACCCCTACCTGAATGTCACTGCTGGCACTCCAATAGGCTATTTTGTTGGGCGCGAAAGCGATTCTGAGGTAGTTGGGCAATTGCTTTACAAGCCAGCCGTGAATGGAAATATTGTATTTAATTATGTTCCAGTAGCATTATTCGATACTACGGATAATTGGAAAGTGCCAGATGAAGCATGGGATGCTATTTCTGCTATTGCTACGGGCTATGCTTTACAGGCCAATGAACGTCCGGATTTGGCAAATATGTGGATTAGAATGGGATTAGGCTATCTTCCACAAGAAAAGACTACGGAGGAGAAGATTAGAGAGAAGCGATCAATGGAGGCGCAAACGACATGAAAGCAGTGCGTTGCACATTGCTTCTTGCAATATTGTTTTGTACTCAGATCTTTGCACAGGGTATCCCTTTTCGCATGGGTGCTCGCATGTACTTTATTGATGCAAATGGTGATACGCTTGGGGTTTTTGACGGAACAAGCAATATCATAGAATGGAGAACCGGCGCAATTCGTCATATCAATGAATCCGCTACACAAATTGATTTGAGTTTTGATGGTGATGATGGTGTACTTGGTGATGAAGGTATTATCCGTCACATGAGAGCTTTACAGCAGTTGCGTTTCTTTACGAATGGTACTGAAGCTGCTCGTATTGACAGTTTTCAAAACGTAGGGATAGGTGGAGGATTTGCACCATCGGCATTGCTTCATGTTCGAGGAGTTGCAAATACCAGCTTAGCTAAGTTCACGCCGACAACTGGATCGGGTTATGTTCTTATCTCTTCGGATGCTCAAGGTGATCCAATTTTTTCTATGTTAGATGCAACGGGTGCCGAGAAAAATAAGTTCTTTTCTGATGCGACATCAAGTTACATTTCTGGGAAGCTCGGAATAGGAACGGACGCACCAAGCCAGAAACTTGAAGTAAATGGTTATGTTGAGCGGCATGATGTGACCGATTGGGATGCAATTGCCTGGTTTCCACCGAGTGATTCTGGGGCGGTTCTCGATACGTTGGATAATGTGATTGAGGTTCTTGGTTTTTATCACAATACCGATTCGGTTTATGCTGTCAACACATGGCAAGCCCCACCCTACTTCACGGCTATTGACTCAATATGGGTAACAGTAGAGGCACCGAATACAAGCGGTGATTCTGCGGCCTATGCTTTGGCTAAACGCCAGCCGGCAGAGGGAGAGGCTGCAAATGGTTCCTTTGCAATTATAGATACTGTGATTCGAGATCTCGGGACAACTTCAAGAGCATTAAGGACGTTCAGATTTACTTCGGGCTTTTCTGGAATTGCTGCAAATGACATTGTTGATTTTAAGTTATGGCGTGTGAACAGTGGGGTTTCAAACAACGTGGCCGCTGTGGTAAACCTGAGACGGACAAGGATATTTTGGCGATGAAACGTTTTCTGTTAATCTTTTTCCTTTGTGCTACCTCTGTATTTGGGCAAGTTGTTTATGACTCATTTACTGATGCGACTTCAACACCTTTGACGAGCCATACTACAGATACCGGACAAACATGGTCGTTACAAGTGGATCCGGTTTTCACAATACAAAATGCTTCAACATTCCCAACAGCTACTGGGACAGTAGCCAATTTGGGTAACGGTTCAACTCAAAGTGGAGAATTTGCTTATGTTGAAAGCGGCATTGCAGATGTTGACATTGAGTGCTACGTTAGAACTGGAAATAGTCCAAGTAACAAATTTCCAGGTATAGTATTCAGGCATTCGACAGGAGAAAACGCACTGATTGCTGCTATAGGAACGGACGATGTTCTGTATTTACAAAAGATGGAAACCGGAGTTATCACAGACGAAAATACTGTGAATGTTGGATTTGATGTTGGATTTTTAGAGGAATATAAATTGCGGGTTGTGGCTATTGGATCGGCGATAACGGTTACTCTGACTTGTTTATCTGGGTCGGCTGGTGGATGTGTAACAGTAAATCTTAGCGATGTAATTACGTTTAACCAGACAGAAACTAAACACGGTATTTATGGGCGGGATTTAACAGATCAATACGATGATTTTACAGTTAATCAAGTAGGAAGTTGGCCGGTGCGTCGGAGAGGATTGAGACGGTAAAAATGGCTACGCATACTTTCAGAAAAACTTTTACTGGTACGATAAACCTGTCAACGGGATTTTTGTTGACTCAGACTTATTCTGGACTTGGAACAAGTCTTGAAAATGTAGCACTTAGTTCTTTTCAGTCTATTCCACTGGTATTTTTAGAGGCCCAAGAGAATGTTCGGTTAAGAGCTAAGAATGTAGGTTTGACAAGTTTCGATGTGTATGTCGATTCGGTAGGTGATCCGCCTCCTTATACCAATGTTCAGGTGATGGTTGTTGGCGGTGGAGTAGTTTCGTTCGATGAATCGGAAGGATTGCAAGCCAATGAACTGATAGCACGAATGTCAACCGATCCGAGATTGGATGCTTTCTTGGCTGAAAATAGAGAGAAACTATTTAAGGAATTTCTCTGGCGCCTGATACATGAAGCGGAAATGGACACGCTAAAAGACTTGAAATGTCGGATTAAAGAGCAGGATATAACACTGGTACAAAATACCAGAGCAATAAATCTTCCTAACGATTATCTTTTGTTGGATTCGGCGCGGTACAAAACAAGTTCTGATGACGTACTGCTTGAAGGTTTAAATGTGGAAATAGTAGACCAATCGGAGTTGCCGTGAAAAAATATATCATACTGATTTTGCTGGTATTTGTTGGACAGAGCGATGCCCAATTACAAAGGTATTTGCAGGCACTATCTGACCATACAATTCTTCAAGGGAGTCCTATTGGTAGCACGCCAGTTTGGAATATCATTGATTCATTGACCGTGGCTTTGGATTCGACGATTGCCAGTTTGCAAAAGTATGGTTACAATCTTGGTAATTATACCACATTAGGATCAGCAGCTACAGCATCGGCGAATGATACGAGCTTATTGATTGTTTCTTCAAGGGTATCAATAACATCGAACACGACACTTTCTGGTCCATCATCTATTCAGGTAAATTCTGGGGGCAGAATAAACATTACAAGTGGGGATACGCTCTTTGTTAATATCCCATTTTATGCAGATAGGTACCAAGTGTTTGAAGGCTCTGGGGTAGTGCGGTTCTCGGCTGGGGTCGTGGATGCTGTAAAACCTGAGTGGTTTGGGGCACTCGGTGATGGATCAACTGATGATTCTTTTGAATTCAATAAGGCAATTCAAGCGATGCCAGATTCAGGTGGAACATTGCAATTATCAGCCGGAAGCGTTTTTAAAATAGATAGCCTTGAAATTTTTACGGATAATATAACAATTTCAGGACCGGAAGGAAGTTATGGTATTATAAAAATCGGTAGTGGGCAGGTTGTAACTGGCATTGGTTCTGATGTTTTTGCAACGAATGTTAGTCCTGCAGGAGTCTCTACACCACTGCGAAATATCTCATTCAGGAACATAAGATTTATCGATCAGGCAAGTGGCAGCAAAACACATTTTCAATTAAGTCAAATCACAAATCTAATTTTTGACAACTGTATTTTTGTTGGTGATGGAAGCGCAGCAAGTACTGGTTCTTTTGCTGCCATTAGGTATGAGTACTCCGTAAATGTGAACATCATAAATTGCACATTTGAGAACTATGTACGCTCGGTGCCAGTTGTTGGAAACTATGGCACACCTCAAAACAGTGCATTAAATAATTATCCAAAACTGGTTTTTACTGGAAATAAGTTTTTCAACACTAAGGCTATGATGGTTCACAACCATAACGATGTCAGTTATGGAGATCAATCTGATAATGGGGAATTTGGGCAAGTACGTGATTCATCTATGGCTGTGATTACTGGGAACATTGGCCGAGCCATGACGTCCGGATCTCAGGCAGCTATTGGATTACAGCACATGAGTAAATGCGTAGTCAATAACAATGTGATAATCGGATACTCGACAGCGATTGATGCCGAAACTGCCGATGAAACAATCATGGATAGCAACTACATTTGGGGAGGCGGAGTTCGAATTGCCACGACCAATCTTGACACTTCAATGTATAAAGTGATTTTCAGTAATAATTATGTTGATGGAGCCGGAATAGCAGGAGCCTCCGGATCTGGTTTAGTGGCGATTACTGGAGTTGCCTCAGATTCAAGTAGTTCTTTCATTTTTGATGGAAACATGATCAAAAACAGTAAAGCGGATGGTTTGTTTTTGAACAATGTTAAGAATGTAATTGTAGCAACTAATCAATTTATTGATAATTTGCAAACGGCTGGTTTCGGAAATGGTGGGATAGGATGCCCACCAACTGGTTATCTCCATAACATAATGATTCGGAATAATCAGTTTATCAATACTGATTACTCAAGCCCTACTATGCTTTATGGAGTAGTAGTTAGAGGCTCAAGTTTGAAGGGGATCAGTTTGATCGGAAACCAATATGTGAACATGGCTACTGGAGACGTATTTGGGGAATCGAATGCTTTCCGAGCAATGGAAATTTCCGATCAATTTAAAAGTAGGCTTGGAATTTATGCACCATCTGATTCATTACTTTTTCAAACTGGTTCTAACAAAAATATCGTTTTTAAACCGGGCGCAGAAGGTAGGGTAGTAATTGGGGACGCCACATCGAGTTATTCAGGATTGACGATAAACGGTCATACTTCTGCCGGAACGCCAGACACGACACTTTATGTTTACAATGACGCTGGTTCAACCGCCGAAGCTGGAATATTTTTTGGGGCAGCAGTAAATCCATTTGCAGCAAATATATCCTCGAATCCTGTAAGTGCGACCGCTGGTACATTGAAATTTCGAACCAAAAAAGCTGGGACTATGACACAAGCGGTAACTATAGATTCTCTTCAAAATGTAGCAATTGGAGCAAGTAATCCATCAAATGCAAGTGTAAAGTTAGATATTCAAGGAACTACCGGAGCATTAAGGTTGCCAGTGCTTTCAACAACACAAAGAAATGCGTTGACCGCTCTTGAAGGAATGCTGATTTTTAACACAACGGTTGATTCATTGCAATTTTATAACGGAACAGCTTGGAAAAATAACTAATGGCACAGGTTATTACTAAAGACGATCTTAGTAATTTACAGATCGACAAAAATAGATTAAAAACCATGACCCTTGATGAACTCAAAGGATTGGTTTTTGATACTCGAAATAGTTTGCAATCGCGCAAGTGGGAAGCGGTTAGCCGATCCTCGCTTTCACAGTCATGGAGTTCGGTGAGCCGCAGTTTATCACAATCTTGGAGTAATCCAACACGATCTTAATTTAGGAGCACAACAAAATGAAACGACTTTGGTTGATTTTGCTAATTTGTTTGCCTGTGCATGTTTTTGCACAAAAGGTACACAACATTGCGACAGGGGCACTCATTACTGATTCGCTCAACGATAGTACCTTTATCATCTCTGCGGAACCTGGATTGACAGGGGTAAGGGTATTTGCGAGTGGAACTACCGCAGATACTATCTTGACAAAGTGGGTCTATCTGCGTGACATTAATGGTGACATTGCGGTAAATTTCAGGAAGTATAATCTTTCTGGAAATGATTCGACGCAATTAGCTATGCAACTTTATCATGGAGTTGGGACACCTGATAGCACTGGAATAACGACCAACCAGCTTGTTTTATCTAATACGGACACTACAATGAATTGGTGGCTTCCGGATTCAACATGGTGGAGTAAGCGTATTCCAGTTAAATTCCGTTTTCGTCTATTAGAAAGAGATGATCAGAAAAATGCGTATTTGCTAAACGTTAATGCTTATGGGCCAAGCGGCGCACAACCTTATCTTGACGATAAATAGGAGAATTCAGAGATGATAATATGGAACGATTCTAAATTTGCCTATAAAGAGTTTGGCAAAGAAGGAAAATTGGCAGCAGAAGTAACAAGCACTGCGGAAGTGCAAACACCCAATGGTGTGCTTTCTGTGCGTCCTGGGGATAAGATTGTGATAAATGCGCGTGGAAATCAATTTGAAGTTGTACGGGCTTCGGTTGTGGAATCAGTCAAAGGAACCGTAAAAGAGACCGTAGAGACGGTCAAAGAAACTGTAACTCAACCTTTCAAGAGTTCTAAAAAGAAGGGTAGAAAAGATGCCAGCAAAAGCAACTAAAAATCAGCAGGCCAAAGTTCACAAGGTGATGTCCGAGTATAAAGAAGGGACATTGCATTCTGGATCGGGGGCAAAGGTAACTGAACGTGATCAAGCTATTGCAATAGGGATGTCAGAGGCAGGATTGAGCAAAGGGAAAAAGAAGATGCGTAACCCCAAGGAGCGCGTAATTCAGAAAAAGAAACTGTGGAAGATGTGCTAAGAACGTCTTTTAACCGGTGTGTTAATAGCTTTCATAAGTGACCACTTTCTAAGTCGAAAAACAAAAGTTTGATATGGAATATTATATCGACGTGCAATTTGAGCCATAGTTAAATGTTCATCACCAATAGTAAAATATCGATTATTTCGTTTATTGTTAGCTTGCTCTATTTTCGTTTCCCAACGAACATTCAATGGCCAACTGTTAGCAAGACATTCTTTGCATTTGCCGCAAGAATAGTGACCGTTATTATTAATGCGACCAAGAGAATATTCAAAAGAAGGACGTTTGCCAACATCAGCAAAAAAAATTGGGAAAGAATTATACCAACATTCGCAAACTTTTATTCCTCTACCACCATAAAGATGATAATCTTTGTGAGATTTAGTATGACAACGCTTTCTGATATTTCCCCATGTTATATATTCAGTGGTTCTATTCCCTTTGCTATCTGTATGTCCATGTTTAAAATTATTAAATTTTTTAAGACAACCACATGAACGAATATGACCAGAACGTAAATTAAAAGTAGCAACAATTGTGGTTTTACCGCAATCACAGAGGCAAATCCATTTAGTTCTTCCAGTTACTTTTGGAAGTTCTTTTATGACAGTAAGAAGATCAAAACGATGATTTAATAGGTTAAGCTTTCTCATTAAAATAAATATATGTCAATTTACTATAAAAGTCAATACTAATTTAATGAGGCCATAGTGGGACAGACAATAAATCTTCCGGTAGGACCGCCATTTCGCGGATGTTTGGTGCGTACAAATCCGATCCAGTTACGCCTATATTCTAAGGCCGATCAAGATTATACGCTCAGAATCACATATATACCTGTACCACCAACTATAACATCAGCTTCACAAGCCTTGTATACACCGGCGATCTATAATGAAGCCGTCTATCTTAAGTTTGTGGAGAAAACCGCACTGGCAATGGGTGAGGCAGAATTAGCAGTTTTCTATCGGCAGCTTTACGATGATGAAGTGAGACGGAATCGGTTTCTTGCAACACAGCAGCATAGGCAAGCCATGAAACTCAACTTTAGCTGGTGTTGATAAATGCAACGATTGTTTTTCCAGAATGATTTTTCAAAGGGCATCGTAACCCAGACAGATTCTGGTGACGCGCCAGAAAATTCAGGTGTACGAGTGGAGAATATTAGAATAGATAAACCTGGACTTCTTCGTGGTGAGCGTGGCTATAAACTTTTTGCTAATGGTCCGGCTGGAATAGCTGCGGATGACCGTCACTTTCAGGAAGTTGTGATTAACGATACACAGGTTTTTATTGCCTGGGGTCAGGATGGGAATTCAATCCAACACTTTTACTATTCAAGCAATGGCGGAACGACTTGGATAGAGATAACGGAAATTGTTTTTTGTGAAGTGGCTACTGTAACATCAAGCACTGTGTTTACTATTTCGGCAGGATCGGCACCATTTGATGATGCGCCATCATCATTGGAGGCTTATTATCAATCTCCAAACTTTTGGTGGATTTTCTGGCATGATGTATCAACTCCGGCAAATGATGCTTTTGATTTAGTTAAAACTTATGTTGGATCGACAAAGACGGTTACGGTAAAATATGGATTTAGTGGTATTGCAAATGGTGACAAAGTAATTTTAATGCGGTTTCCATTATGGAATTTTGCTGATTTGCAGGATTTGGCTGATGGTACAATTGCTAATTTTGATAAGCACAGGAATTTTGTTAGAGATGCTGGAAATTTCAAGCCTACCATTGTTCAAAGGCAGGATGCCGTAGCGATCTATTGTGGACGAAAAAAAGATAATGTGAATGGTGGGATACCAAATCATACTGGGATATGGTTTGGATTTATTAGAATAGCAAGTATGTTCGCTGATTCTGATACATTTAATGGCTATATTATTGGAGCCTATCATGCGGAACGATTGTTTCTTGATGGAATCAATACAACGAATTTAATAGCATCGTTGGCTTCTCCTGCCACGAGTACGGTAGGATTAGCTGCTGGTGATTATGGCGTAGTTTTGACACTTATTTATGATGAATTTCAGGAATCTCCGGTGTTTTTGAAGCCTGGCGATACTCTTGCCGCTGGTCAGGTTCATACAGTTGCGTCAAATGATGATCTTCAGATAAATCTAAGTTGGGACAAGTTGACGACCAATACTGAAATGCAAAATCATCCTGGAAGTTTAAGGATGGATGCTTTACGGGTTTATTTGTGTAAGGTTGACGCTGCACGAAAACCGACTACGCCGTTTTTTATGGTAAAAGAAGTGAAGATAAAAGGTAAATTTACGCTATCCGGATTTTGGACACTTGCTACTATCCCCTATGTCCAAACTGTAACAATAACAGGCGCCGACTGGGATGCTGGTACTCAATTTGAGTCAGAACTTGTTCATGGTTATTTCTCCAGGATTAGAGTAAATGCGGATTTGGCGACTGTGGTAGATGGACGGGAGATTGTGGCATCTCTTACGACCGGAGAACAGGAAATAAATTTATTTGAAGTTATTGGAGCAGAAGAGAGTAAACATTATTTGATATATCCTGCTATTAATTCCGCAAATCGAGTTACACCAGACGCACATCCAGAGGCAGACATTAAAGACATGTCTGAACATGGAATTTATGCAATTAACAACATTCAACCATTGCGAAATAAGTTAGCCGTTTTCGGTGAAAATGATGTTGTGCTTCTTGCTGGCACAGAAGAAGTGGACAAGTTTGAGAAACGTGGGGTAAATTGGTGGTGGAGCGTTGTAAGCAAGGGTGAAAAACTCTTTTGGGGAAACATTGATTCAATCTATGATTTGCGTGAAGGTGGTGAACCGCGCGAGATGGGTTTTGCTATACGCGATACTTGGCAAGCACTTTCTGAAGATAACCGCAAGAAATCAATTGCGGTTCACGATAGCAAGAATGATCTGTTTCTTTTGCATTCGCCGAGTGGGACAACATACATTTGGGACGATCAACGCGAAGCCTGGCGAACATATATTTCAGATAAGACGTGGGAATGGTTGAGCGTAGGCGTGGATGGGGAGATTCTGGCTACGGATAAGACCAATATCTATCAGTTGTTCCCAGATAGCGGCAGCACAGAGAACCTGATTGGTGTGTATGAAAAAGTGATTGATTTTGGTGGTCCGGTAAGTGTGAAACAAATCAAGCTTATGTATAAGATTACAGGAACTATTACTGTTAAGATATTTGACTTAGAGAAAAGTGAGAGTTATCATATTGCTGAGGCAAAGTTTTTCAGTCAATCGCAATTTTTAGAATTGCCTAAGAAGATGTCATTTAATGCCAAGAAGATTAAATTACAAATGACGATTAGCCCGACCGCGGCCAGCAACCATAACTACGAGATTGATTGGGTTGCGTTGTACGGACACCCATTAACCGAGCACGACTAAAATGGCAAAAGATATTCGATTACCAAAAGAATACAATCCAGAGCGCATTTCCCAATTGCTCTCTGGTATGCTGAATAAAATAGAGAAGATGGCAAGTGATAAAAAAATAGGGGAGGCTACTGCGATTGGTTCATCTCCGGCATTGGGAGAACGGGAATTGCAGATATTTGACGATGCTGGAACACGCAAGTTATTTGTGCGCCACAACGGGAAAAACTATTCAGTTGATTTAATTGAGGTAACATAAGATGCCAATTCCAGCAGGAGTACAAATCGGATTGCAACTTGCCCCGTATGGTTTATCATTGGGGAAGAAACTTTTTGGTGGGCTTTTTGGTGGTAAAAGCCAGGAAGAAAAGAATCGTGAGATTATAGAGCAAATGCGCAAACGAATTATGCGCACTGGTGGAGCTGCACAGAAGCTACAAGAAGGTGTTTTGCGGCAGAATTTAGCTGGTGGTTCTCGTTTGCAAGCAACCAATGTGCTTGGACAGCAGCAGAATCGAGCGATTGAGAGCATTTTCAATACCTTGAGTGAAGCAGAGATCCAGGCTTTACAAATGCTTTTGGGTGCGCAGGGTGAACAAGCACGATTAAAGTTCCTGCAAGATCAGCAAACGCTTGGTATGTTAGGAGATTTAAGTGGTTCATTAGGAAAGTTGTTTGCACCAAAGTTAGGAACTACAGGGGCAGGAACTACAAGTACAGCTAATGCTGGCAGTGTTCAAGGTTTAAGTCCTGAAATGGTTAAATTGCTTGGACAGCTTTTTAATGTACAAAGCTTGACGCCCAAGCCTTTAATTACAACGAATCCTTCGATACCGACCTACGGAGTGAGACGATAATGGCAGCGGCAGGTGATGTTCTTCTGGCACTGGCGTCTGGTGGCCTAAAAGGTTATTCAGAGCGTAAGCGTGAAAATGAGCTTCTATCTTTGCAGCAGAAAGTAACGGAGCAAGACCGTTTACTTAAAACTACTGAAGATATGCAGAATGCGTTGTTTAAATTCAGCTCTTTGGTTACGCCTGAAACATTGCTGATGGCTTATCAGCAACTTCCAGATTTGGTAAAGCGTGGACAGGGAGGGCAAGCATTCGGTCTTTTACAACCACAAGCAGAAACTTTAGAAAAACGTACACAACGTGTAAGTGAAGAGCAATTTGGTAAAACGTTTGGATTGGCTGAAAAAACTTATGGTTTGAAAGAAAAGGAGACGGGACTTGAAGAACGAAAACTTGGTTTAGCCGAACAGGAATTAGGATTAAAGCGCAAACGCGAAGAACGTTTATCGCAACCACGTAAACTGAACAATCGAGAATTACAGGAAGCTATTGATGATACCAGGTTGCGATTGCAATCTTTAGAGCAAGATCCATTAGCATCATTGAATAATCCTGATGTTCAGGATCAAATTAAACTTTTGCAAATGAATCTGGATGAGTTGATGGGGATTCAAAAAGAGCGAATTACTGGTAAAAAGGAATCTCCAAAAAAACAGCCGCGTCGAATGAGTAATGATGAATTGACTGTACGATCTCGCATATCAGATTTTGAAGGGGCATTTAATGCCGGGCAGATAGACACTAATACTTATAAACTCAAGATCAAAGAGCTTTGGCAGCAACTTGGTAGCACGGAAGAAGCGCGGCAGTTGATTAAACAAGCGACTGGACTTCAATAAAGATGGGTTTATCTGTTTTCAAAAGTAGCAAAGAGTTTGATGAATTTCTGCCACCTGTAAGCAAACAGGCAAAGCGAGTATCTCCATTTGCATCTGCAATGGAACTTGATGCTTTCTTAGATACTCCTGATACCCCTATTCCACCTCTATCACAGCCGGGGTTATCACCTGAGCCTGAAACTCTGGCTGTGCCTACTTCTAAGCCTTTTCTCGATCAGCCAGCTTTCTTAGGCGGCCCCTCAATGCGGCAGACTCTTAAAACTGTTGAGCCTGCTTTGTCTGCTATTGATACCTCGTTTGAACTCATTCGCCGTAAGTTATCTGATTGGACTGGGCTTGTCAAGAAAACCCGCGAAGGAACAATTTCAGGGAAGGACATTGCAGACTATTTCCGACCCGATGTGAACTTGAAAAAAACCATTGAGACCTTCAAGAAAATCCCAAAAACTGGTACTACTTTAGGTGGACTGACTGCTGAAAAAGAAATTCCAGAGGAAGAAAAGTTTACATCGTTCCTCGATGTTTTTGAAAAGGGGATTGAAGATTTTGGTTTCGACCCGAATACGACTATCAACATACCGACTGGTGCACCGCGCGGTGGTCGACCGGGTTCTAACATGGTACCGGTTAAGCTGAAAACTATTGCACAGGTGCTTGGGGTTGCGGCTGAACTTGCACCACTTGATGCAACGGATTTGCTACCAAGAGCAGCGAGATTGCTCAAGAAGGCAGACAAGTTGAATCCGGCAGAAGCAAAGGCATTACGGAAAACACTTAACAAAATTGAAATGCGTAATTCGGTACTGGAAGCACTCGATGAAGTAGATGCGGAGCGCGTAGGCGGAGAAGTAACGCCAGTAACGGAAGTTACGCCACCTGTGCAAAAAGTTGCACGTGAAACATTGCCAGAACCACTTAAAACAGAGATTGTTCCAGAGGCCATTCCTACGCCTCGGAATGCCATTCCTGAAAAGCCTACTACTGAGACGGTTCCGACTGCTAAAGTTGAACCTGAACCGATTGTGAGCGAAAAACCAGTAACTGGTAAACCGTTTGAGTTCCCACAAGCAAAAGAGTCGGTGGGTGGATTAGTTGTTCGTGATAAAATTCCAAATCAAGAATCAATAGAAGCAACTCTTGCTAATTATGAAATACTTCCCGGTATTAGAGAAGTAAAAATGTCAGATTTTACTGGTAAGCCAGATGTTTCAAAAAGAAGCAAAGAACTTGCTAATGAAATACGAGAATCTGGTGAAATTAATCCTTTGATAGTAGTTGAGGATAAAGATGGGCTTTATATTCTTGAGGGTGCAAACAGATGGGATGCTTTGCATGAATTAGAAGTGGAAAGATTTCCTGCAATGATCGTGCGTGATCTTGAATCATTACAAATTAAACGTAAGGGAGGTAAGAAACTTGCCAAAGAACTTGTCCCGCAAGGGCGGGAAACCGAGAAAGCCAAGGAAGCCGAGACCGGGGTACAGCCGGTAAAATCAGAAGAAGAAATTCTTGAGCGTGGTCGGAAAACAGAAGCGGTTTATCCTGAGACACAAATGAGCGCAGGTTTTGGGCCGATAAAGATTCCTGAAATTACCATCGGAGCTAAGGCCGAACCAAAAGTAAAGTTTGAGGATGTGGCAAAAGAGACCGAGTGGAACGCGGCTAAGGGACGCAGCGAGCGTTCATTCTTTGAGGGCGTGAAAGAGAAGTTGAGTCATGCGGCTGCTGGCTTTACTCGTCAATTTGTTCATTTGCCAAACGAAAAGAGGTTTGCTAATGCAATTGAGACTTTGCGCCAACTAAAGAGTGCGCCAGGAACTTCATCGCGTGAGGCGTTGGAAGTAGTCAAACAATTAGTGAAAGACGTTGATGTCCCAGATATTGACCTTGCCATGCGCAAGCTCAAGTTAGAAGATTACAGGTCTGGTCTCGAAGCTGATAAAGCGGCACCGTTCGGTTTCACTGCTGATGAGATCGGAAAAGAGATTGCCAAAATTGATGGCATTTTAAAAACATCGCCTAAAGCTGATCGCATTGTCAAAGAAACCCGTGCGCTTTTAGATGAACTTGGCAAGAAGATGGTGGATGCTGACATACTAAAAAAATCGCAACTGACCAAGAACTATTTCCACCGTGAGATATTGCGATACGCCAACGAAGAATCGACGTGGCAAGGTACAGGCAAAAAGTTGAAGCGGCCACGACCAGGATTTGCTAAGGCACGTAAGGGTTCTGAGCTTCCTGATAACACCGATTATATTCAGGCATTTTACTCTTTCTTGTCTGACGCTAAATTTGATTTGAGAGTAGCGGACTCGCTCAAACGACTTCGTAAAGAATATGACATACTTCCCAAACTGAAAGCCGAGAACAAGGGTAAGGGTTTTGAAGAATTGCTATCGTTAGAAGATGCTGACGGACATACTCTGTGGCAGCCTGAGGTTGGCAATAATCTTTTCCGTACCAATTCTGTTTCGCAAAAGATTGCCGATGAGTTGATGAAAGCCTTCCCGGCCGGCATAGAGATCACCACCGAGAATTTAAAAAGCATTATGGCGCTTGGCGGGAAAAAAGAAACATGGCTAATTCCTGATGAGCTGGTTAAACAACTAAATGACATGCGCGGGGAAGCACTCATTGGCGGGAGTGGCAACAAGATTTTGAAAACACTTGGTATTAAACAAGCCACAACTGCATGGAAGGTTTGGACATTGCTTTCGCCAAAGCGAGTAATTCAGTATAATTTCCGCAACTTTATTGGCGATGCCGATGGAGTCTTTGCTGCGCAGCCAGGAGTTTTTAAGAAAGTGCCAGAAGCGACAAAAGCCCTGAAAGAATACTTCTTTGAAGCAAAGCCGATGTCAAAAGAGTTACGCGAGTTTAATGAATTTGGCGGTATCGGTTCGACATTTACCGAAGTAGAAGCGCGAGATATTAGCAAAGTTAGGGACTTTGAACGATTATACTCAAAAACACTTGGCGAAGTAGCAAAGGAAACTGTTCGCCATCCGATCAAGTCAATTGTACGGCGTTCTGGATGGGATAAAATCTCAACCATGACAGAGTTCCGGGAAGACATTCTAAGATTTGCGGCTTATCTGCACTACAAAGAAAAAGCTGGCACTGGTAAGTTGACCAATTACGGAGCCAGCAAGAAAGAATTGGTTGACGGTCTAAAAAATCCAAATGAGAAGGCGGCTAAAATTGCGCGTGAACTTCTCGGTGACTATGCAGCGATTTCTAAGTACGGAGAATCATTACGAAACTCATTAATTCCGTTCTATTCGTGGATGGAGATCAATGCAAAGCGGTGGCCACGGCTTGTGAAGAATGCTTTTGAAGAAAGCAAGACTGCCGGTATACGCAGTTCGGCTTTACTCGGTGGCAAAATAGCGGCGGGATTTGCTTCACGAGTAGTTTCGGCTTATGCTACAACTTATGTTTGGAATAATTACATAGCTCCTTTGGTGTTCGGTGAGAACATCGAGGATCAACTGAGCGAGTACGACCGCAAACGTTTACACATCAGTCTTGGTAAAAATGACGATGGCACAGTACGACTTATCCGTACACCCGGTGCCAGCGGTGATTTTTTAGAGTGGTTCGGGTTCAATGAATTGCCGGTGCTATTCGACATGGTTTCTCGGAACGTCATAAGCATTGGAGATGCGCTGGTTCAATTAGCTAAGGCCCCGGTGAACAAGGTAGCTCAGGGCATAAATCCCTGGCTGAAATTGCCAGCAGAGTTAGCAAGTGAAAAACAATTCTTCCCTGATGTGTTCAATCCGGGTCCGGTGATGGATAAGTGGGAACATATTGCCAGGGCGTGGCAACTCGAAACCGTCTATCGACAGATGAAAGACATTCCTCAAAAGCGCAGCATCGGAAAGGATTTGACTAAGTCGATGATGTTGATTACAGAATACGACCCGACCGAGACGGCCTACTATGATGTGCTGGCTTTGAAACGCGATTTTATGAGAAGCAAGGGGCGCGAAGCTGGGTTCGGGCTATCAGAAAAGTCTCAAACCTATCGCAACTACAAGAAAGCAATTCGCTACGGTCAAAGAGAAATTGCAGATGCACTGTTGAAAGAAATGGCGGAAAAGGGTTGGATATCAGGGCTTGAACAATCGCTGCGTGCGCTCAATCCTATGCACGGTTTGAATAAAGCGGATCAAGTTGAATTCAGAGACAAGTATCTTAATGGATTACAACGGCAGAAACTTATCAAAGCCATTGATTTTTATAACAAAAATTTAGAGGCAGCTAAGATTCCACAGGAATTGAAAGTAAAAAGCAAAGGAGTGGAACAGATTGAAAAGGAAATGTCTAAATATCCTGTGGAAAATCAAAAACAAATGATTAGAAGCATTGAAACAAATTTAATGAAATATACACCAGCACAACGTGAAGCAATTAAGATTATGTTGGAAAGAAAAAAACGGCAATTACAAATTCAATAAAAGGATCACAATGCTTGACATCATCGAAAAAAACGCACTGATTCAATTTATGCTATTAGGCGTGATAATTCTGACACAGTTTGTAACTATTTTTGTTCTTTGGCGTCGTTCGGCCAGGATTGACTTGACTGATAGCGACAAGAAAGTGATTGCCTCATTCTTGGTTACTGAAAAGAATGTGGATAAGAGTATGCGACAGGATGTAAAATTATGTCCTGAATTTGAAGCTCCGTGTTTAGGGAAAAAATGTTTGGCTTATTTTGTTGACAGCAAGGAAAAACCGCAATGTATAAAAGGCTATTTGCTTTCCTAATTATCTTTATTCCATCTGTAGTATTTTCACAATGGAGATCAGTGTGGATTTCTGGTAGTGGAGGAGCGTCAACTCTCTCAACTCTTGATGATGTTAGCATTAGTGGAATCGCTGACGGAGAAGGTTTAAAATGGGATGCAGGGCTCCAGCTTTTTATTCCTGTTTCCTTATCTGGTTCTGGAACAGTTACTTCCTTCTCAGCAGGAACTTTATCTCCCCTATTTACAACCAGTGTTGCAACCGCAACCACAACCCCTGCACTCTCCTTCACACTCAGCAATGTTGCAGCGGGTTTGGTTTATGCTGGCCCTAAGACTGGAGCTGCAGCAGCACCGTCTTTCAAGCAACTGAAAACAGCTTATGCTGACTCAGTTGGAAATGATGGCTTCGTTACAAATGTAACGCTTTCCGATTCCATCATTGCGCAAGTTGATAGTGCTTTCGTACTCGGCTTGAAGTTTGTTCCTCATGGTGCCTTTGTTGGAAATACGGAGACATTAATAACGGTAACGTATCAGATTGCCGACCACACAGTTGACTTCGTGGTTAATTCGGACTTATCACTATATTCTAATGTAACCAGCAAATTCTTTTCTCATTCCGATACCACATCAACCCTTGCAACTCAATTTGATCTGACTGCTAAGCAACCCCTCGATGCTGACTTGACCGCTCTGGCAGCTAATTCCACAGACGGCCTTTGGGCACACACTGGTGCTGGAACTGGTTCAGCCCGGACGCTTACTGGTGATACAGAGATAGTAGTTTCAAATGGAGATGGCGTTGCCGGAAACCCAACTCTTTCAATAGCCTCGACTATCGCTCGCGATTCAGAACTTCCTGACGGTAGCAAGTGGAACTTGTTCGGAACAAGCTTTGTCAAGCCTAAGACCGCTGGAGTTGGATGGCACCTGTTATCTCCAGATGGGACTGATTCCCTTGCAACGGCAATAGATAATTCAGGCAATGCAACTTATGTTTCAACCCAGAGGAATATCTTTCAAGCATTGAATGACAACACGACTGCGCTGCAATTTAAAGACGCGGCGGGGAATGTGGATTTTAATTACGATGCCACGAACGCGAGGATTGGCGTCGGTACGGCTAATCCACAAGCTCCCTTTGAACTTGTGAGAAATGCGCAAAACTGGTTTAAAATAGTCTTAGGCACGAGTACAAGTCCAAGTTATGCCAACGAATTTGGTATAGCTGGAAGCAATAATGATTTCATAACCGGTTCTTTAACCGGAGATGCAATTTTCAAGTTTGCTGCCGGAAGTAAGTTCATGATAGGTTCCGCCCAAAACGGAAATGGAGGGGGTACCCAAGTTGGAATCGCAACTTTTATGCGATTGGGTAACGTTGGCATCATGACGACGGCACCAGACCGCGTACTGGAAGTTAATCTCGGAACGTCAAGCGCATTGAGATTGAGCTACGCCGATGACAATGGTAGCGCGGTAAGCTACACCGATTTCACAGTTTCCAGCAGTGGTGATATGACCATCACTCCCAGTGGTGCCGATGTTAATATTATTGGAACTTCAATTGGGCTTGGAGCCGCAGGAGTCAGAATTTCAAATGATGGTGACGGAGCACTTACATTTTTAGGAATGGGAAACGGCAACGATGAAGACTTGATTTTGAATCTTGATGATGGAGTCGCTAATACAGGAACAATTTCGTCAAACAGCGGATTGGGTACGCTAATTTTCTCCTCAATAATCCTACAAGCAGATTACTATCAATCTGAAACTAACTTAGAATTGATCTTGG